AATGGCTATAGATATTCTTAATATTCAGCCTAGCGTGATTTCCCGCGATCTTCGCGGGAAATACGTGCTCCTTTACGGGAAGCCGAAATCGGGGAAGACAACTGCTGCTTGTTCCTTTCCGCGCTCGCTGCTCATAGCTTTTGAGCGTGGTTATAATGCTTTAGGTGGAGTCAAAGCCGTTGATATTCTTAAATGGTCTGATTTCAAACAAGTTCTGCGTCAGCTTGAGAAGCCAGAAGCTCGCGCGATGTATGATACCATTATTATAGACACAATTTCTATTGCCTATGATTATTGTGAACAACATATTTGCGTACAGAATGGTGTACAAAAAATCAATGAAATCCCTTGGGGCGGGGGGTACTCTGCTGCGAAGAAGGAATATGAGAGCGCGCTTCGTAAAATTACGATGTTAGGTTATGGCTTGGTACTGATTGCACACAGTGCTTCGCGTACTGAAAAAACTGCTGAAGGTAGTGAAGTTGAAATTATTTATCCTGATATGCCTAAACGTGCTAGTGAGATCTGCAATGGGCTTGTGGACGTTATTGGTTATATTGGCGGTGAATATGATGAACAAGGTAATTATATTCGTTACCTCTATACAAGAGAAACACCTACTCTGTTCGCAGGTTCTCGCTTTAAGTATCTTGCGCCGAAGATTAAATTCGGTTATAATGAATTAGTAAGTGCGATTGCTGAAGCTATTGAGATGGCAGAAAAACGTGATGGAGTTAAAGTTGTAGACTCTGTAGAAATAACTCCTCAATCAGAATCACTTAATTTTGAGGCAGTTCGTAAAGAAGCTCAAGAACTTTGGACAAATCTTGTATCCAAAGATGAAGCTAATGCAACGACAATTTTAAAGAAAATTGAAATGATTATGGGACACCGTATGAAACTTTCAGAGTTTACAGAAGATCAAGTCGACCTACTTGCATTAGCAGTTGCAGAAATGCGCGATATGTAAACAGAATAAAACTAACCAGAAAGAGGTATGAAAATACCTCTTTTTAATTTGACTTTTTTTAGAAAATGTGATATAATAATTATAGAAAGTTATTAGAAGGAGAATTATAGATGCCACATATTATTCAATGTAGAGTTTGCAAAGTAAAGTTTAACATTGAAGATTTAACAGAAGGCGTTGAATATGTTCATCCAACACCAAAAACTTATTATCATAAGCAATGCTATGATACTTGGATTACAGACCGAGCCAATCCACATACACAGCATGATAATGAATTTTGGTATGAGTGTTTATCAGATTATCTCTATCGAGAGGTACAAATTCCTGTTGATTGGAAAAAACTTAAATCTCAATGGAAAACATATACTGCGCCGACCAGTAAATATACTGCTAAAGGTATTTACTTTGCAATGCGTTATTTCTATGATTATAAAGACGGAAAAAAGTCAACTCTAGCCACTCAACATAGCGCAGGTATTGGAATTATTCCATATATTTATAATGACGCGCGCATGTATTGGGAGCAAAGAGAACAGCAGCGTGCTGGAACTGTTGAGGCTATTGTTCAAGAAATCCAAAGGCGTTTGGCTCGTCCGACACAAAATATTGTCCGACCCACTTTTAACGAAGCTAAAAAACCTAAATGGAATTTGGATAATATTTAAGGAGGGACAATGGTAGATAAAGCGACAATTACACAGGTCTTCGGCGCTTTAATGAAACATCCCTCTTATTTGAGTGAATCTGATAAATATAATCTTACTCCTGACGATTTCTATTATAGACTTGATAAGTATATTTTTGCAGCGATTGATAATTTATATCATAACGGCGCGACTCGTATTCAGCCGATTGACGTTGAGAATTATTTAAGTACAAATGATACTGCAAAAGTTATATTTGCAAAGCAAAATGGAATTGAGTATTTACAGGATGCTGATTATTTAGCAGATGAAAATAATTTTGGATATTATTATAAGCGTTTGAAGAAATTTAACTTGCTTGAAGCATTAAAAAAGCAAGGAATTGATATAAGCGAATTTTATATTGAAGATTTAGTAAATCCTAAAGCAGTTGAAGTCAATGCTCATTTTGAAGAATTAGAGATAAATGATATTATTGAAGGCGTTAAGCGTAAAATTTTAGGCGTTGAGCGTTCTTATATTCAAAATGATACGACTGAAACTGTAAATGCATTTACAAATATTCAAGAAATTATTGATAATGCAACCGTACAAGCCGATGTAGGTATGCCAATACAAGGTGATATATTTAACGAAGTTATTGCTGGCGCGAGAAGAGGCACATTTGTATTGCGCTCTGGCGGCAGTGGCGTGTCAAAGACTCGTCAAGCAGTTGGTGACGCTTGTATCTTAGCTTTTCCTTTCCGTTATGAAGAAGAAGCTCATAAATGGGTTCAAACAGGAACGGCTGAAAAGGTTTTGTTTATTGCAACTGAGCAAAGTGTACAAGAAATTCAGAAAATGATTCTTGCATATTTAACTGGTTTTAATGAAACAAAGTTTAGATATGGTGGTTTTTCAAAAGAGGAAGAACACATTATCCGCCAAGCTTTGTGGGTTATGGAGCAATTTCAAGATAACTTTTATATTGTAAGGATGCCTAATCCTACGATTGAACTTGTAAAGACGGTTGTAAGAGAACAGGTTCTGCTGCATGATATTGGATATGTTTTTTATGACTATATTTTTATCGCACCTTCACTATTATCCGAATTTAAAGGTTTTAATTTAAGAAATGACGAGATTTTATTAATGTTTTCTACTGCGCTGAAAGATTTAGCGGTGGAATTACAAATATTTGTGATGTCGTCGACTCAAGTTAATGCTAATGCCGATAATAATTCAAATATACGAAATGAAAGTACGATTGCAGGAAGCCGTGCAGTAATTAATAAAGCAGATATTGGTGCTGTTATGGCGCGCCCTACAAAAGAAGAATTAGATTTTTTAAATACTGATAGTGGTATTATTACATTACCTAATATTGTAACTGATATATATAAAGTTCGTAGTGGCGAATGGAATCAGGTACGTATTTGGAGTGATGTTAATTTAGGAAACTTAAGAAAGAAAGATTTGTTTGTAACTAACGCGCGCATGGAAGTTTTGCCAATAGGCACAACGTATCAATATCAGATAAATTGGGAAGATGAAAAAGCAGCATATTATTTAAAGATGTTAAAGGCGGTGAATGAACTTGATTGATTATGCAGAAATCACCGCGAATCTTCGTGATGAAGATATTATAAGATTAATGGAATCTTTGGGCGCTGACCGTTACAGAGATACGCCAAACGCAATTATTTTTCCTACGATTTGCCATAATGAAGTTTCGAGTGAAGCTTCGATGAAGTTGTATTATTACAAGAACTCACATATGTTTTATTGCTATACTGAAGAAGGTAGTATGAACATTTTTAAGTTTTTGAAACATTATTATGATACAAGACAAATCGTATATGACTGGTATAATGATATCTATCAGGTTGTGCTTTCTTGTTCCGCGGCCGACCTCTCCGCCCCAGACAGATACAAGCCCGCGCGCGAGAAGTATGCGCCAGCTAAATTACGAGGGAAATTGCCAGTTTATCCGAATGGAATATTAGATTGTTTTGTAAAATATTATCCTATTGAATGGTTAAATGATAATATTACAAAAGAAGCAATGGATAAATTTAATATTCGTTTTTCTCCATCACAAAATAAAATTATAATTCCTCATTATAATATTGATGGAGAATTAGTTGGAATTAGAGGGCGCGCGCTAAATGAGCAAGACATTGAACAGTTTGGAAAGTATATGCCCGTATGCATCGAACAAAAATGGTATAGTCACCCATTAAGTCTTAATCTATATGGATTAAATTGGACAAAAGATAATATAAAAAAGACAGGTATTTGTTATATTTTCGAAAGTGAAAAATCTGTACTTCAATGTGATAATTTTCAAATGCCTAATTGCGCGGTAGCCGCGTGTGGAAGTAATATTAATAAGTTTCAGATAGATTTGTTAATGCGAACTTGTCGACCACGTGATATTGTTGTATGCTTTGACAATGAAGAAGTAGAAGGAACAAAATACTTCCAAAAATTGTATGCGATGTGTAAAAAATATACACGTTATGCAAATATGTATTTTATTTATGATAGAAATAAAATAACTCCACTAAAAGCCTCTCCGAGTGATTGTGGAGAGCAAATATTTCTACAATTATTAAAGGAAAGGAACAAAGTATAATGGTTATTATTCGATATAATCTGAACACAGAAGGGTTTGAGGATATATATGAAAAATCTAAAATAATTAAAGAACAGCTAAATGATGAAGAAGTGCTCGTAATACCTCAAGACTGGGATATTCTATTTAACTGTACAACCGCGGACCTGTATGCCATCAAAGAGCACATTGAACATTTAATTCATGAAAAAGAGTTATGTGAGGAATTTTAATGAAAATAAATCTATTACATACAAACCTTGGTCCACGCTATACAGAAGATTTACTGCTCGCGCGCGGTATTACTGATTTAGAAAAATTTTTAAACCCCGATGAATCGTGTCTTCAAACATATAAAGATTTATCTAATATAGATACAGCAGTTGATTGTCTGGCTCACTTGGCGCCCGATGCAAAAATTGCTTTAATCGTAGACTGCGATGTTGATGGATATACATCTTCCGCAATTATATATCAATACTTAAAAGAATGGCAGCCAACTTGGAATATTACTCCTTACCTTCACGATGGCAAGGCGCACGGACTAGAGGAACATTGGGAAGCAATTCAAGCCGAAGATTATCAATTAGTTTTGATTCCTGATGCGGGCAGTAATGACCATGCTTATGCAGAACAAATCCATTGCCCCATTATCATATTAGATCATCACTTAATGGATCAACCTGCTTCATCTAATATGATAGTCGTTAATAACCAGACTTCGCCCGCATATCAAAATAAAGATCTCTCCGGCGCGGGAGTCGCCTTTCAATTCTGTCGGGCACTCGATGACGCGCGCGGAGAAAAGAAAGCAGAACAATATATAGATTTAGCTGCTTTAGGCGTATGCGGTGATATGATGAGTGGACTACAAGTTGAAAACCAATATCTATGGAAGACTGGTTTTAAACACATTAATAACTACTTCTTTATGACTCTCGCGCGCAAGCAAGCATATTCCATAACTGGGAAAATGTATGCAAGCGATGATGACATTATCAAAGCATTGAACCCAACTTCAGTTGCATTTTATATCGTTCCACTTATAAATGCAATGATACGCGTCGGTTCAGAAGACGAAAAGAAGCGTCTCTTCCAAGCACTCGTAGATGGACATTCTAAAGTCCCATGCCTCAAGCGCGGCGCGAAAGGTACATTTGAAGAAGTCGCAGTAGAATCCACCCGTGAGTGTGTAAATGCGCGTGCCCATCAAAATAAATTCAAAGATGATGCAGTTTTGAAACTTGAACAGCGCATCTTTAAGTATGACTTATTAGAAAATACAATACTTTTCATTGAACTCGATGAAACTGATCGCTTCCCTTCAGAATTGAACGGCTTAATAGCGATGCAACTCGCGCAGAAATACCAGCGTCCAACAATAGTGGCACGGCGCAATGATCAAAACTTTGTGCGTGGTTCAATTCGTGGACTTTCAAACTCTGCATTAACTTCCTTTAAGCATTATCTTGATAAAACTGGTTTATGTGAATATGTCCAAGGGCACGACAATGCAGCCGGTATTAGCATTGATGGTAACTTAGTAGACTCGCTTATAAACCGCGCGAATGATGATTTGAAGGATTATAACTTCCTTGAAAGTCAATACGATGTCGAATTTGCACGCCAAGCACTTGATAATGACCTTATAAAGTTAATTACAGATATTGCACAATATAAAGACCTCTGGGCGCAGCAAAATAGTGAGCCATTAATTTACATTAAAGACCTTCATTGTACTTGGAGTGATATTCAAATTATGGGTAAAAACCATGATACAGTTAAAATTATGAAAAATGGCGTTGCTTATATGAAATTCTTTGCAAAAGATATGATTGCAGAATTAGAACCACTTACAGATATTAAATTAGAAGTTGTGGGACGCGCCAATATGAATGAATGGAATGGCATTGTAACACCGCAAATTTTTATTGAAAATTACCAAATTACAGAAGATAAATTAACAGACTTTTAAGCGAGGTAATTAAATGAACCACGAACACGGATATAGCTATCCAATGGGAAAGCAAGAAATTACAGACTATCTCAAAGCGCGCTTGACACCAGATGCTTTAATTCTTGATGTTGGTCCAGGCGAAGGAACATATCGTAACTATTTAGGAACTTCTTATACTTGGGAAGCAGTTGAAATTTGGCATCCTACAGTAGAATTTCTAACAGGTAAATATAATACAATTTACGAACAAGACATTCGATCTTTTAATTATACAAAAGACTACGATTTAATTATCTTTGGTGATATATTAGAACATCTCTCAATCTCCGACGCACAAGAAGTCCTACGTACCGCGCAAGAACACTCGCGCGTGATAATGGTCGCAGTCCCGTATACTCTACCTCAACCACCTCTGCATGGAAATGAAGCAGAAAGACACCTCCAACCAGATTTAACTCCTGCTCTAATGACAGAACGCTATCCTTCATTAGAACTCATCTTAATGGTGGGTAATCCTCAAAAGCCACTTTATGGCTATTATTATTGGGCTTACAATCCCGCGCTGGGTACTGCTTAATCCTAATCCGTAACGAACCAAAAAATAATTCGTTACGGATTTTAATTTGAATTTTTGTGAAAAATGTGTTATAATAATATAAAGAAAAATAAGAAAGGAGAAATAGATGGAAAAATTACAATATACTGGTAGCGTCCATAATCATACCGAGTATAGCAATCTACGTCTTCGTGACTGTATCATCAAACCCGAGTCACTAGTCCAGCGTGCGATTGAACTTCAGCATAAAGTAGTGGCATTTACAGACCATGAAACTGTTGCAAGTTGGATGAAAATTGAAAAGTTAATTGATAAATATCCTGACATTAAAATTTTGCGCGGGAATGAAATCTATCTCTGTCGAGATGGTCTTAATGCACAAAATTATAATCGAGAAACAGATAGATATTATCATTTTATTTTAATTGCTAAGGACTTGATCGGTGCAAAGCAGATAATGGAAATTTCAACTCGTGCTTGGATGAGATCATACATGGCGCGCGGTATGCGCCGAGTCCCAACTTATTATAACGACTTAATTGAAGTTATTGGTGCGAATCCCGGACATGTAATTGGAAGTACAGCCTGTTTAGGTGGTTGTCTGCCTACTCAGATTCTTAAACTGCGTAATCAAACTAACAATAATTTACTTCAAAGAATTATCAAATGGTTTACACAGATGAATGAGATATTTGGTCAAGATAATTTCTATTTTGAACTTCAACCATCTCATAATTCTGAGCAAATCTATGTTAATCGAAAACTTATAGAATTTAGTGTAGGGTGGAATATCCCATATATAATTACAACTGACTCTCATTATCTCAAAAAAGAAGATAGAGAAATTCATAAAGCATATCTAAACGCGCAAAATGGCGACCGCGAAGTTGATGAATTTTATGCAACTACATATATGATGGGTACAGAAGAACTTGAATCATATCTTCAGTTGACAGATGAAGAACTTCAAACTGCATATCAAAATATTCAAACTCTTGCAGATAGTTGTGAGCCATTTACACTTGCAAAACCACTTCGTATTCCTAACCTTAAATGGCGCGAAGTAATATCTTATTATAGTTCTTATCCAGAGTGGTTTGAACGTATACCGATGTTAAAGACATTTCTTGAGTCTCCTCATAAGGCAGATAGATATCTTGTTAATGCAGTTATAGATGGTATTATGCGGCATCCTGACCTCCAAGATGAGCAGATGTATGCAGAAATCAATAAAAATCTTGAAATGACTTGGGTATCTTCAGAAGTTAATAATGCAAGATGGAGTGCTTATTATTTAAATCTCCAACAAATCATAGATCTTTGTTGGGAAGCCGGTTCATTAGTTGGACCGGGACGCGGTTCGGGTGTTGGATTTATATTACTCTATGTACTTGATATTACACAGATCAATCCCCTGCGAGAAAAGACTCGCACGTTCCCATGGAGGTTTCTTAATCCAGACCGTGTGTCAGTCCTCGATGTTGATTTTGATATAGAAGGCGCGCGACGTGCAGATGTACTTGCGAAATTTAGAGAATTCTATGGAAGTGATAGAGTAGCAAATGTTGCGACATTCCGAACTGAACAATCTAAAGCCGCAATCCTTACAGCCGCGCGAGGTCTAGGAATTGATGTAGACATCGCGCAATATATAGCCAGTCTTGTTCCAGCAGACCGAGGCAAATATCGTACTCTTGATCAATGTATGTATGGAGATAAAGATAATGACTGGGCGCCGATACGTCAATTTCAAATTGAAATGGAACAGAACTATCCCGAACTTTGGCGAGTCGCGCACAGTATCGAAGGTTTAATTTGTGGTAGTGGCATCCACGCTGGCGGAGTTATCTTTGTAGATGAACCTTTTACAGAATCTACTGCTCTTATGCGCGCGCCTGATGGTACAATTTGTACGGCATTTGAACTCCACGATTCGGAAGCGGCAAGCTTGATTAAATATGATGCTTTGTCAGTTGAAGCGATGGATAAAATTCATATTTGTATAGATTTATTATGTGAATATGGATATGTAGAACGTGAACGTACATTAAAAGAGACATATGAAAATCTTATAGGTATTTATAATATAGAACGTGATAATCCTAAAATGTGGGAAATGGTTTGGAATCACGAGATTAATTCTCTCTTCCAAATGGAACAACAATCAGGTATTCAAGGAATTGCAACACTTCATCCAACATCTGTTGATGATTTAGCTATTCTCAATTCAACAATCCGTCTAATGGCGCAAGAAAAAGGTGGTGAAATGCCGACTGAGAAGCTCGCGCGCTTCAAAGCAGACCCCTCACAATGGATTAAGGAAATGGAACAATATGGATTAGGCGAAACAGAACGTAAAATTCTCGCGCCAGTTCTTTCCATGTCTTATGGGTTGTGTATCGCGCAAGAGCAATTTATGGAGTTGGTTCAACTACCAGAGCTTGGAGGCTTTTCTCTAACGTGGGCAGATAAATTGCGTAAGTCTATTGCAAAGAAGAACCCTAAAGAGTATGAAGCGTTGACACAAGAATTTTATGAAACTACATCAAAAAAAGGTATAAATCAGCGATTTGCTCATTATGTTTGGGATAAATTGATCGCTATGTCCCGTGGGTATGGCTTCAATCAATCGCATACCCTCGCATATAGTCTAATTGCCTTACAAGAAATGAATTTAGCATACCATTATCCCATTATCTTTTGGAACTGTGCTTGTTTAATTAGCGATGCAGGCAGCGCAGATGAAGAAGAAATTGATGAAGAAGCCGAAGAAGAAACAAAAATTGAAGAATCATATTCTAATGAAATGGAAGAATTTGGAGAAGATGATGAAGCAGAATCGTCTTATGATGAAGATGAAGATTGTGATGGCTATCCCGCAGAAGTAATCAAAACAACAGATGGCAAGAAAAAGAAAAAGACAAAAACCACAAACTACGGTAAGGTCGCGGCGGCAATAGGCAAAATTAAAAGCACTGGCGTCATAGTAATCCCACCAGATATTAATACTTCCACCTTCACTTTTTCTCCAGATATAGAATCTAATGCAATTAGATATGGACTTAGTGGTATCACGCGTATTGGAGATGAACTCATAAAATCTATTATTGCAAACCGTCCCTATACAGGATGGGAAGATTTCCTTCAAAAAGTAAAACTAAACAAGCCACAAATGGTGAATCTCATCAAAGCGGGCGCGTTTGACCAATTTGGAGATCGTGTTGCAATAATGCATGAGTATATTAACTTAATTAGTGACGCAAAAAAGCGCGTTACTCTTCAAAATATGAAGATGTTAATAGACTTCCAACTTTTACCTGAAGAGTTAGACTTCCAGTGTCGTGTCTATAACTTTAACAAATATCTTAAAAAGTTTAAGGAAGGTATATATTATGGGTTGGATACCGTGGCTTATAATTTCTATAGTAATAATTTCGATATTGATCTTCTTGTGGAATCCCAAGAATCCGAAAGCAAAATGAAAATTCTACAAACACGTTGGGACAAAATTTATCAAGCGCAAATGGATAAAGTGCGTCCCTATGTGAAAAAACATAATGTAGAATTATTACAGCAAATTAACAACCGACTTACTCAAGATATGTGGAATAAATATTGCCAAGGCTCAATTTCTAAATGGGAAATGGAAGCAATCTCATGCTACATACATCCGCATGAATTAATTGAAGTTGATCCTGAACAATTTGGAGGAGACTACTTTAAGTCTTTATCTCCAACTCCCGAAATTGAAAGATATATCCCTATTCGAGGAAAGTTAATTCCTATCTTAAAGCTTTCTCGTATTATTGGTACAGTTCTTGACAGAAATAAAAGTAAACATACAGTTACTTTACTTACAACTGATGGAGTTGTGACTGTAAAGATTTATGGTGCAGTATATGCAATATATGATAAGCGTCTTTCCGCGCGCGGCGCTGACGGAAAGAAACACGTAATTCGTAATAGTGAATTTTCACGCGGTAATAAAATTATAGTAACTGGTGTACGTGATGGAGATAACGAGTTCCGCGCGAAGAAATATAAAAATACTCCATATCATCTTGTAGAGACAGTTAGTTCTGTTGATGAACAAGGAAATATTACAATAGATAATCGTAATGACGAGGAAGAGTAATGGCGACAATCGGAATTTTTGATTGGGATTTTTTAAACTATCAACACGTAATTCCCAATCTTGAATGTGCAAAACTATATACATATTTTCACAATCATCACGAAATTGCCGTATTAACGCCAACATTAAATCCCGCGCCATATACAAAATTTTTTGTGCGAAAAGAGTATGATGATGGACAATATCCTTCAACTCTTTTCGCACCTAATTGCGAATATGGCGGGCGAGCCTTTACACCATTACATTATCAACCTCTCGCACCGGATATTGAAAAAACAATTCCTTTTTTCTATCCTTATCAAAAATATACAGATCATTTTGGTAGTACAAAATTTGATAAAGCACAAATTCGACATATTTTAAACTGCGCGCACATTCGTCTTTCAACAGATGAGCAAAAACCAAAATCACTTAATCAATTATTGCGTATTACAAATACAGGACGATATACAGGCATCATATTTCATGACTATGACCTCGCGCGCATCGAAGGAGCCTATGATATTATTTATAATCTAAGCCATACTCGATTTTTCAAAACTAAAGCTGGAGTTAATCCATATGCGATAGGGAATAAATTTCCAATTCAAGTTAACAACCCAACTGAATTAGAAAAATGGTTAAAAATTATTGCTATGCCAAATTTATTCTGCTTACAGTATAATGGTTTAATGGAAGACCACATCCTATATGCTTTATGTACAGAAAATACAAAAATGGCACGCCAAGTTTATTATAATATCACCGCATCCTGTTCCGATGAGAACCATTTTTTCTTTGAAATGTTACCTCAAATTTTTCTTCAGGTTTTATTTCTGCGAAGAATGGGTATAAAAATTTTACTTAAATATGATGAGCAAAAAATAATCACGCCCGCGTTACAATATTTGCTAGATCTCATAAATAGTTGGTTACGATTTACATATTACGAAGAATCCCGCCATGTCCAAAGTCTATATGAATTTTGTACTGCTACTAAAAAGAAAATAGCATACCAAGATTGGCGCTTTAGAAATGTCAGTGTTTCTATTGATCAGATGAGAGATGCATTTCAATATGTACGTGAACGCAATTATGATTTGTTTAAACTATTCTATGAAATAGATACAGTATCTTATAAAGGAGGACATTTTGTACAATGACTGGAGAAGAAATCAGAATAGCAATAGCTAAAAATGATGAAATTATTGAAAAGTCTGTAACAAATACTTTTGTACTTAATAAGCGCGCGAGAGAAGCCCTACAAGCAAATGCAAAATTACGCAGTATCTGCCCGCATCAGTACAACAATAATATCTGTATCTACTGTAATAAGGAGAAATCAGCAGAATAATGGAAATTATACTTTATTCAACTCATTGCCCTAAATGTAAGGTTTTAACCTTAAAATTAGACAAAAAACATATACCTTATACAGTAGAGACTAGCGTAGATAAAATGCTTGCGCTAGGTTTAAAGACCGCACCCGCTTTATCTGTTGATGGCACGATAATGCCATTTGCAGAAGCTAATGCTTGGGTAAATAATCAAAAAGATTGGGAGAACTAATGGCGACTATTAATATTCGGCTTAATAAAAATTTTACTTCTCAATATAATAAATTACAAAATGAGTATGGAGAAGAATTTGCTCGTCTAAATGGATTCGCAGATGAACAACTTAGCTACACAGATTTCATTCAAAACTTCATTGGTTCTGAAACAGTAGCAGATGCTTCAGTTGATGGCAATGCTAATGTAGGAACAAAAGATATGCGTACCCTTATGAATGAAATGCCCAAGGCGCATAGAAAACTATTAGCATTTCATAAGATTTATTATGAACTTAATAAAAAATACGGTTTTAAAATTGCAAATCAATGGTTAGAAGCAGAATGGACAAAGGCACTCTACATGCATGATGCAGATACATCTACTTATATCCATTATTGTTTTGCATATGATTTAAAAGACCTTGCAGAAAAAGGTCTATTTTTCCTTGAACGATTTAATGCAGAGCCCCCGCAACATCTGGCAACTTTTGTAGATTTTGTAAAAGAATATATCAGCTATGCAGCAAATAGATCTTCTGGTGCAGTCGGGCTTCCAAATTTAATTCCTTATATGTATTATTTTTGGAAAAAGGATTGTGATACTGGATATGCAACTAAATCTCCTGACTATTACGCGCGCCAGCAAATTCAAAGATTTATTTATGCTGTTAATCAGCCATATGTGCGTGACGGTATGCAAAGTGCTTTTACAAATGTAAGCGTATACGATAGCGAATATCTTGATGCTTTATTTGGTGGTGCAGAATTTCCTGATGGTAGTTTTATGATTGATGCGCTTGATGAAATTAAAGAGTTTCAGAAACTTTTTATGGAAGTAGTGGCTGATATCCGTACGCACAATATGTTTACCTTCCCGGTATTGACGATATCGCTATTATACCAAGATGGACATTTCGTTGATGAAGAATTTGCACGCTGGGGCATTGCACATAATATGAAATGGAACGATTCAAATCTCTTTATTGATGATAGTGTGACAAGTCTATCAAATTGCTGCCGTCTAAAATCTAATATTGATGATCTAGGGTAAACTTAAAATGCCCGATAACTTATTTACCTACGAATCGGTAGGGGTACGAAGTAAAAACGTGCTAACGAGGAAAGCTAAACCAATATGGCAAGCTAATCTCGTGGAAGGAGAATTGGTATGAAAGCAATTTATAAAATTACGAATAAATTAAATAATAAATGTTACATTGGACAATCCAATAATCCAATGCAGCGATGGAAACAACATAAATGGAGAGCATTAAATGCACTCGACAAAGGAAAATCAGCTATTCATGATGCTCTTAGAGAAGTTGGTATAGAAAATTTTGATTTTTCAATAATTGGATGGTTTGAAGACTATAATGAAAAAGAAAAATATTATATAGCCTATTATAATTCCTTAATTCCTAATGGATATAATATTATGCCTGGTGGAGAAGAGCCACCGCACAAATATGGTGAAGAACATCCTAATTCAATTTATTCTCAAGAATTAATTGATAAAATTATTGATGATTTAGTTTCACATAAATATACTCAAAAAGAAATTCAAGATAAATATGGTATTAAGCAAATTCTTGTCACATCTATTAATCGTGGAGTAACACATCGACGAGAAGGACTTGAATATCCAATTATAAAAACTAGCAAATATCATTGTTCAGATGAAGAATTTGAACAAATAATATATTTATTAAAAAATTCAAAATGTACTTGCGCCGAAATTGGACAGTATTTTGGTTTTAGTAGTTCTACAATTAAAGCTATTAATGCTGGGCGCAATCATCATATGGATAATTTAACTTATCCAATTCGTAATTTTAGGGGAAAGGCTAATTCTCAGTCTGTAGAGGCCATCCTCGCCAAGAGGAGTACAGAGACTATTGATACGTCTTTGGAAATGTAAGTTTGCGCGAAAGCGTATAAGAAATGGTCCAAGCCGTATGAAAATACGGATTAACTTGATTTTAATAGCGTCGGCGGCACTGCACTCAAAGTTGGGTCTGTAAAAGTTTCAACTATTAATCTCGCGCGCCTTGCATTACAGTATTCTTCTGAGCAAGACTACTTAGTTGCTTTGCGTGACCTTGTAGAATTAGATTGCAAAGTACTAGATGTAGTTCGTCATATTATTCAGCGCAATGTAGAAAAAGGATTATTGCCTAACTTTACAAAAGGGCTAGTAGATTTTGAGCATCTTTATAATACAGTTGGTATTATAGGTGTTTATGAAACAATGAAAGCATTTGGCTATACTCGTATTGATGAGTTCGGCAACACTTTCTATACAATAGACGCAGACCGTTTTGGGAAAAAGATTTTTGAAGTAATCCATCGTACCAAAGACCAATTTGCACTTGATAAAAATTATAAGATAAATCTTGAACAAATTCCAGGTGAGACCGCTGCAGTCAAAATGCAACAAGCAGACGAATATTTATATCCCGAAACAGTTGTAAAAGATTTACCACTTTATGGCAATCAATTTATACCTCTTGGAATTAAGACTACGCTTCAAGAACGTATTCGTATTGCTAGTTTATTCGACTCTTATTGTAATGGCGGTTCGATTGCACATATAAATATTGATGCGCCATTTGATTCATTTGATAAAGCCTGGAACTTAACAAAATATATTGCAGATCAAGGTCTAACTTATTTTGCGTTTAATACAAAAATACAGACTTGCGCTAAGAACCATGCATTTTATGGGAAAAAATGTCCTGTTTGCGGTGGAGATGTAGCAACTGAATACACTCGTATTGTTGGTTTCTATACTCCTATTAAAACATGGTCAGCGCAGCGTAAAGCAGAATATAAACTTAGAGAATGGGAGAATATAAATGGAGAATAATACACCTATTTTAGATGAACCTCATATTCCATTACATGTATTGCGTCGCGCAATTAAACAACTAGAAGATCAAGATGATAATACCCCTTTAAGTTTTACATTTATAATGACTCTTTGTTTTCCAACTGTAGCCGATAATATTCGTACTTGGGGCAAAGATTGTTACACTGCTGGATTTATTGACGGAATGAAACAAAAATGATAGTAAAAGATGTTAACTTTGAAGATTTAGTTAATTATAAAGAGCCTTCTATGTTTATAGCTTTTCCACATTGTACCTTTAAATGTGATAAAGAGAATGGTTGTGAATTGTGTCAAAATAGCAAATTAGTTTTAGAACCTGATATTGTAATAGATAAAACTCAATTAATTGAGTATTATATGAAAAATTCTTTAACAAAAGCTATTGTATGCGGCGGATTGGAACCATTTGATAGTGAATTAGATTTATTACCGTTAATTGATACACTTCGGCGCCAGTATAAATGTAATGATCCGATTATTATCTATACTGGTTATACTGAAGAAGAACTAGACAATGGTTTGTTTGGTCATTCACAGCCGGCGCAACAAAAGGTTTATTGGGAAGCTATTAAAGCATATCCTAATATAATTGTAAAATTTGGTCGTTTTAAACCGAATCAAAAGCCTCATTTTGATCCAGTTTTAGGCGTTAATTTAGCATCTGATAATCAATATGCAAAAGAGGTTGGAACTGATGGTACGTATGCATAAAAATCCTAGTGATGAAAAATATGAAACTATTGCTAAAGCAATTAATGAAAATGACGGATATTGTATATGTTCTATAAATCATGCGCCAGAAACTAGATGCCCTTGTCAAGCTTTTCTGTTACAAGATAAATCTGGTTTCTGTCACTGTGGTAGATACTATAAAGTATATGACGCACCAGTAGTTACTTTGTGTGGTAGTACAAGATTTAAAGAAGAATTTGAAATGTTAAATGAGCAATTAACTAAACGAGGATGTATTGTATTTTCTTGTGGCATTTTTGCTCATAGCGATGATATTTCACTTACTGATAAAGAAAAAGAGTTACTTGATGAAATTCATAAAAAGAAAATTGAAATGTCTGATATCATCTATGTAGTTAATAAAGATGGATATATTGGCTCTTCAACTCAGTCAGAAATTGAATGGGCGCGGGAACTTGGTAAGCAAATTATTTATTTAGAGAATAAAGGAGAAAATGAATGAAAGCATATCTCGCAGGTGGAATCTTTTGTTATGGAGACTTTTTAAGGAATACAGAATGGGCTTCTAAGTTGCGCGCGGCATTCCCCGAGATGGAATTATACAGCCCTATTGAAAATACGGACATAAATGGTACTGAAGGGAAAAAGAAGTTTGCAGGATCACAACTTATAGCAAATGGTGATAACGCACGTTTAAATTATACTGATGTTTTAATCGCTTGCATTGACGGGGACGTTATTCCTGCTGGCACAGCCGCAGAAATTGGTAAATTTCACGAAAAAATTGAGCGTGGAGACCATAAATTAATTGTTGGTATTTGTACTGACAACCGTCAATGCCATCTAACACATAGCCAAGCCAAAGATGAGGGTGGTGCTGCCGCGCCAGGTGAGCAACAATACTCATATCATAATCTTTATGTTACTGGATTAATTAAACAAGGCGGTACACTTGTGGATAATATTGATGATGCTATTTGCGCGATCCGAGTATGGTTTGAAGCTAATCGTGGTTATTTAGCAGGTAAAGCCTTACGACGAGTTATGGGCAAATTGCAAGAAGAAAATAATTAAGGAATGGATTAATAAATGAAAAATTTAATATATGATATTTCTGATATACCACGCCCTTGGTATAAATGTTTAATTTATGCAATTCAGCAAGTTTTAGCAGTTTTTGTTGCAACTGTGCTAATTGCTTCAATTTGTGGCACTCCGATTAGTTCTTGCTTATTCGGCGCCGGACTTGCCACAATTATTTACCAACTTATTACAAAGTTTAAGTCTCCAATGTTTATTTCAAGTTGCGGCGCGACAGTATCTGCCGTCATTGGCGCATTAACAATCGGAGAAACTCGCAATTACTTTTTAGTGGTAATTGGAGGTTTAGTAATATTTGCAATTTATGCAATACTTGCTGGATTAGTCAAATGGCGTGGGATTAATGTAATAAATAAAATTTTCCCACCTGTTATTGTTGGTTCAATTACACTTGTTATTGGTATTAATCTTGCGGGTTTTATACCTACATATGTACAAGTTCAAGGGGAACATAGTAATATTGGATTAATCGTTGCACTTATTACAATGTTAGCAGTTGCAATTACTTCTCATTATTTTAAAGGATTTTGGAAAACTATTCCTTTCTTGTTTGGTCTTGTCATAGGATATATCATCTCCATTGTCCTAACAGTGACAGGAGCCGCGCAACTTGTAGACTTTAGTGTATTTAAGAATATGTCAATAATTTCAATGCCAGAGTGGACATTTGCCTACTGGTCATTCAAAACTATTACAATCACACAAATACTTGAAGTTATTGCATTGTTTGCACCAGTTGCCCTATGCTCAGCACTGGAACACTACTCTGATCATCAGGTTTTGTCAAACATTATTGGTACAAATCTTATTAAAACACCGGGATTGCATCGTACTCTACTTGGTGATGGAACTGCATCCCTTGCGGGCACGATAGTGTGCGGGCTGCCTAATACAAGTTATGGTGAATCTATTGCGACAGTTGGATTTTCACAAGTCGCATCGACTCTTGTCCTTACTGTCGCGGCAGGTATAATGATTGTACTTTCATTCATTACTCCCGTCCAAGCTATTCTTGCCTCTATACCATCTTGCGTTTTTGGCGGATGCGCGATGATTTTATATGGTTATATAGCAGCTAGCGGTTTAAAAACACTTATTAATTCAAAAACAGATTTTAACGACAATAAAAATCTTGTTGTCGCAAGTGTTATTCTTACAGTTGGTGTAAGCGGTATTTGGCTTTTCAATGAAGCCATTACTGGAGTTGCACTCGCAATGATATTGGGTGTAGTATTAAACTTAATATTGAGAAAAAAGGAAAAAACTTGATTTCTTCCTCATTTTTTGATATAATAAATTTAGAAAAAATGAGAATATGAGGTAAATAATGAGATTAATTGAAACAATACAAAAATATGTAGTTGACAGTGAAGATGCCGCGCGCAGCCTTATTGAAGAATTTCGTGAAGACGCGCGCAAGAAAGGCTATCGCATTAAAAAAGCCAGTTATGAATATAAGACTAAAAAGTCAAAAGGAGAGATTATTGCCGAAGCGTGGGTAGTATCTGTCAACCAGATTCATGGCTCGCTTTGGGAGGAACTTGAGTAATGCCAGAAGCACTAACTAAAGGACAAGTTGAAGAAATAAAAAACCAATTAGGCGATATAGTCCAAACTAATGATAATAGTGAAGATTATATGGAAATGCTTTTAAAGCTTTTATCTTTACCAGATGAACAATTTGAAGTACTCGCGCCAGGCGTTTTACAATCATATGAGCAAAGCGTAAACAATCCAGTTGATAAAATTGCGCTTGTTCAAGCTTTAAATGCTGCGGGTTCAAAAGCAGAAGACATAATGCAAAATTTTGATAGCATTATGGAAAGCATTGATAAAATTTCTTTATCGCGCGCAAAGAGAGATTTCCTTAAACAAATTATTTCAACTATGGCTAATGCGATTAATGACACTGAAGGTATCAGTAAGCGTCTAGTCCCAGTAGCAATAGAACTTTGTAATGAAGAGGCAAAGATACCTCAATATGCACATATTACTGATAGCGGTGTAGATGTATATGCTATAGAAGATATAGTTATACATCCAGGTGAGACAAAACAAGTACCAGTTGGTTTTAAAGTCGCGCTTCCTGTGGGTTTTGAACTTCAAGTCAGACCCAAAAGCGGGCGCTCTATGAGATCAAAACTACGTATTGCTAATACACCTGGTACTATAGATCAAGGATATCGTGATGAAGTATGTATTCTCTTAGAGAATATCGAAGCTCCAATTAAAGATATACATTATATATTTAATGATGATGGACATCCTATAATTACTGCAATCGATCATGGTTCTGATATTACGATTGATAAAGGTGAAAAAATTTGTCAATTAGTTCTCGCAGAAAGCCCTAAAATTGCCTGGTATCGAGTCGATAAAGTAGAAGAAATTGGAGAAAATCGTGGAGGCGGCTTTGGCAGTACCGGCTTAAAATAATGTCTTCTATTACGTTAGAATCAATCCAAGCCGAATTAGCAGATTCAGGCTGGATTGTAGTCTCACCAACATATACAAATTTAAAGACAGAAATGACCTTCCAATGTGAGGAAGGTCATAACGTCTATGCTACTTGGGCGCAAATACGTCAGAAACGAGTATGCCCCATATGCGCGCGCAATCAATTAAAAAATCCCAATACAGAGCCACATCATAAAGCAAAAGGTACAACTCGTATTTTAGCACTTGACCAAGCAAGCCATATTTCTGGTTGGTCTATTTATGATAATAAAAAATTAGTAACTTATGGTACTTTTGAAGCGGTCGGCGCCACGGAAGCAGAGCGTATGCACAGTGTTAATGAGTGGTTTGAATCAATGATTCAAAATTGGAATCCAGATGTCGTAGGTATTGAAGGAATACAGTACCAAGCACAATTTGGCGTAACAACTTTCCAAACACTCGCGCGCCTTCAAGGAATTTTGATGGAGACTTGTATGCAAAAGAAACTTAAATATAAGATTTGTCCTACAAATACATGGCGCGCCCACTGTGGTGTAAAAGGACAGTCACGCGCAGACAAGAAAGCATCTATGAAATTGTTAGTAAAGAAATGGTATGATATTCAAGTCAGCGATGATTGCGCTGATGCTGTTGGTATTGGAAAGTATTTATCAGAAACATTTGCACCACAAATTACAATCGTAAATTGGGAATAAATAAAAACACCTCATTTCAGAGGTGTTTTCTTTTATTAATAATTATTTATGTTTTAATAATGACGTATAAATGATTTTTTACTAACTCCATTGATATCAGTATAAGTTCGCGTAGGAGCATATTCGCCTTCTTTGTATTGTAATGCTTGTACCGATGCGGCGATACGATGGAATAAATCTTCAAATTGGGTATGATAATTTTGTACTTTAAAACTATCTTTCGATGGATCGTCAAAATTATAGGTACATTCAGAAATAATTACTTTTTCTTTATAAGGCGTTTTTATTCCTTTAGTCCAAATATATCCAAATAAATCAGGATCTTGAATATAACAAATATCTCCTAAATGAAAAATTCGTCCATTGTAATCGCTTATTGTTTCTACTCGTACAACAGAAATATTATATGTTACACGCGGCAAAGCAGAAGTATAAGCGACATCAACTGCAGCCATATAATATTCATTATTATCTATATATTTAGTACTAGACCAAGTGCCTTCTTTTAAAAATGGAGCATATTTATAATAAAATGCTTCATTCAGAGCATTTTCTTTTACTAAAATTTTCTCTTGCTCCTCAACCATAGGAGCTATTTTTGCATTTAATATATCAACTTGTTCTTGGATATTAGATATATTATCTAAATATTTAATAAGATCCTGCTGGGCTTGCTGAATTGTTATTGCCCTCGCGCGCAGGGTGTCTGTGCTTGAGGCAATCGCTGTAGAGATCGCTTCACTCAAAGTAGATTTGTTAGTGGCTTGCATCAAAAAATCACTAGAAGTGTTAATTTCTTCTATTGTAGCATCATATGCTTTTTGTTGCACTGCTAGTAAACTTTCATGCCGTGTTAAGAAAGTGTTATTTTCAATAATTTGGTTGCTTAATTCATCATAACGTATATTTAATTTGTTTAAACGGGATAAATACGCTAAATTAGTCGTCCCAAAAAATAAATCATCATAAATATAGATATTAGGATCTTCTCCATATAAATCATTATTTACATTTGTTTTATCTAATAAACCTTGACGAATAAAATAAGTAAAATCTAAAATATAACTTTCACGAGAATAATTTAAAGCACTATTTGCAATTGTGCACATACCATTAATGCCTAAATCATTAACATAAGGTATTACAATAGTTTTTGTTGTAATAGAATCTGAATTAGTAGTTCGCTGTATGCTTTTTAGGTCAATACTGTAAGTAAAAGCTAAACCATTATCTTCACCAATTACTTTTTTAACACGAATATATTTTTCTGGCTGATTGGTTTCATAATTATATACTAAAAAACCGCTAATTGTATGTGGAATATATAATTGAACCCAACATTGAAAAGATTCTGCCAATGTTTGAAGTATATTAAAACGATTCGATTGTTTTATATTTACATTACAAACCTTTTCGAAATTAGTATAATATTGAGGTTTAAATACATTTTCGGGCTCAGGATCGAGGGATATTTTAATATATTTTAAATCTGCGGGATCTGTTAAATTTTTTGCATCATTTGTATAATAATATTTATAGACTGGTTGAACAATTGTATTAGTATTGGAAAAATCATAAGGATAAACAGGATTTACTCCATCTATTGTAGTATAATCAAAAAATTCAATTTTGGGAATCATTAAATATAATTCACCTGAGTTTCGATTCGCCGGACACCACAAAATAATACCAATCTTTTCTTTTGCGCGTTGTGCTTTTGTAAAAGATTTATTACATTTAAAGTACCACTCATAAATATCACTATTATTGCTATATTTAGGAACCACTACAGATTGATAATTTTTAGAACCGCTTGTTATTATATCTGTACGCGCCCACCCATTATTCCAAGTATAAACTTCACAATAGTCATCTTTCAAAAAGCCAGTATCTACATAAATTTGTGTTGAATCTGTAGAAATATCGCTAATTTCAAATGAGTCAGTCGTACCAAATCTATTTCCTTTTATTATACCATTTTTAATATAATAATATTTTGAATTTTCTTCAATCCCAAAATTATTTCTTAATTGAGTACTAGATGCTCCCTTAAGCATACTATAAGTATATTTGGTATTATAAGGATAAATGTAAGTATTAGTACCACTCTGCTGTGATTGTAAATAAGTAGTAATACGCGGTGTAAAAGGTGCTTCTAATTTACCTGTTGGAGAGAAATGCGACCATGCTGTATAACTATCATTTCCATACCCGCATTGCGCGCGCATCCAAAATTCTTTACCTGGCTGTAATCCATCTTCAAGTAAAGTTAAATTATTACTTAATCCACTATTGACTACTGTATTGATTGCAGTAGCACTAGGAATTTGATAGACTAGCTTGTTATTAATGGTATTAATTCCAGAATCTTCAGTACCACCAGCCCCATTACGTCCTTTTAGTCTTAAATAATTTGTAAAATTAGGATCTTCAAAAATTAATTTCGTTGAAGTTAATCCACCACTCCATCCTTGTAGGTTACTAAAGGTATTTCCATTTACAATATAATCTTGAATAATAGTAACATCATTATATAAAGTTGTTTGATAGCCACTAATTGGTTGCCCATCTGTATATTCATTTACATAACGCCCTAATACTGGCTCATAATGGCTTTTTTGTCCTTGAACTAGGCGTCGCGCGAAAAATGTAGGTGTTGCAAGAGAGTCTAAATCAAATGTAAAATAAGTAGTATTATTATATTGAAAAGTAATAATATTATTATTAACTTCCCAATCTATAGGAATGATAATAGAAGGAGTAATATTATCTTGAAAGTGATAAATGTTTCCATCTACCCATTCATTCTTACTTAAATCTTGATATCCATTATTACAAACTAAAAATTGTATGCGTGTAGTACCTGTATTGGTATATTCTTGCACAATATTAGTCTTATAATATCCACATTTAAGCCCTATATCATATAATTGTGAATAAAATAAATAAATAATATCTCCACTAGAAAGCGATTGATTTTGACTATTAGTACGTTCTTCATATAATAACTCATTTATATTATTATTTAACGTAGTCTCATATACTGCTTCGCGCACATCCTGTTGTATTAAATCAGAATTAGCTTCATCATATTGCCAATCAGTACCTTTTAACACAACTGAAATTAGTTCATCAATTGTGCCACTACCATTCTGCAATTCATTGTCTAAAATAATATGATAACCAGAACGACTTAATTCTTGCACAAAACGATCTTTACAAGTAATATTATAAATTTTCTTGCTACTATCTACATTTACATCTTTAATAATAAATTCATACCAATCATTGCGCCAATAACACTTGACTATTTGTTCTGGAATCATATAACTAATCCAAGGATTTTGCATTATAGTATTACTAATAGGATCGGAATAATTATAAGCGATTGAAAAATTAAGAGTTTTCTCGCCATTAATTTTCATATTTAATTTTATATTAAAGGCATGACAAGGGTCTATTAAAGTATTAGACCCTATAATGCCAATTTTTTCTTCTGAAAAAGGAGAAGCAGTATTTTGAAGAACAATACGCCACAAACTGAGTTCATATTTTTCCATTAAATCTTCTCCTTTAGATAAAATAATGTATTAATTGCCCATAAACAATTTCCACATTTGGAGTATAAATTAATAATTGTTTTTGAGGAATAGGAATAAAATCACCACTAATTATATAATTATTATAAACTGTTCCAGTTGGTTGAAAGGAACTAGTATTATAATCATAATATACTCCATAAATAGATTGTTGCAAACTATCCCAACATACGAATATATCTGTTCCTTGAATAGAAGTTTTAGGTGTCATAGGCGCACAGGTCATAATAGTTTGATAACTAGTCGTCCAGAAGCCTTCAGGAGGAGGTGTTTGATTATTCATCCGTATTTCTAAAGAATTATTTTGTAGCTGTTCTAATTTAAAATAAAGTTTTAAATGCCCAAGTATATCGCCAACATTATATGAAATAAATGAATATTGTGACTTTTCACTTGAAGCGCGACCTTGATTTTCATATGTAACAAAAGAATCAGAAATACCAGATCGTGTTAAGATGGAACTTGCAGCATTAACGATCATTTCAACTGTAGTAGAAGTACTTAATAAATAATCTACACTATTGCTCCACTCATCTTTATTAGTTAAATTCCAATTTGGAATTTCAGGTCTTAACATAGTAACTTTATTAACTATTGTAGGTCTATCTAAAATCCATGGAGAAGGTCCAGTAGGAGCACTGCTATCTTGCTTGCGCCAACTTCCAATTGCTTTGGCGGCAACAGTCTCATCAAGCATCTGGTTAAGATCTAACCAATCTTGTAGAAGAATGTTCTTTTGCTGAGCAGGATCAGCTAAACCAGTAGTAGTAAAATCATATAGTGTGCTTCCAGATTCTTGAGGCTGAACAAAGTAATTAGTGTTATCTAATAAACTAAGACCTACTGTTGTATTGTAAAAATTTTGTAAACGTGCTTTTAAATTACTAATTTGTGCAGGCCAGTTGATCCCAGGCGAAGAAAACCAAGTATCATAAGCATGCCATAAGTTTTGTGAATAGTCTTTAGTAGTAGTAGGATTGCTCCCCCAAGAAAAACCCCAGTTACTAAACGCAATACCATCAGTAAACTGACCATTAAAAGCGCTTAAATCACTCCGTAAGTCATCAAGATTTGTTTCTTCCCAAATTCCAATATATTTATCTAGTTTAGCTAAAAAACTTCGGCATAAATCATAATAGATTGGTTGTAATAAAATATCATAAATAGTATCTTCAAATGGAGACTGATATGGTGAAGGGATATGAGAGAATCCAATATTTGTAATGAAAAAACTTAAAAAAGTTCTAAGAGCATAGTATGTTGAAGATTGGTTATAGTTAACTTCAAAATTTTTCCAATTAGCATTTGTATCTAATAAAATATTTTTTATATACTTCTTAAAATTAGAATAACTACTAATTATATTATATATTTCTTTCCTATATAAATTAATAGTATCTAAATTAGAAAATATTGGTTGAACCGTTCTGCTCGGCTCGCTTTGATCTAAATCACAAAGTAAAAAAGCAATAATACTATCTAGAATACTATAATCATAAGCTGGAGATAGCATATCATCATATCTATGCCACCAAATTCCCATGAGACTTAAAAACGGTGAATAATTATTATTATTAATTTTTGTAATTTGACTTTCTACAATTCCAGTAGAAGTATATATAGAGATTGAAGTAGATTTTCCAGCTAACCAATCATCAAAAGATAAATTTGAAGTATAGGAAGAACCAGGATTGGCATTCCCATTGACCCAAACATTTTTATAACCACTTAAAGCTTCCCAAGTTCTTTTTGTACAGTAATTCCCCTGTAAAGGAGATTCTGCACCAGGAAATACATCTTCATACTCTATATAAGAATCAATAATACCTTGTATTTTATTTTTAATTTTATCTTTAGTATAACAATTAAAAATTAAATCTGCGCCGACCCATCTAACTTGATCAGTTGTTATATTCCCAGTAGCAATCTCTTCAACTACCATCATTTTTTCTAAAGTAGGTATATATTGTTTTGGTATGAGCGCACTTAAATTAACTTTATCTTGAGTAATTCCATTCTCTAACTCAGGCAAGGTGCTAGCCAAAGCACGCGCGTAGCCATCATAACAAATAAAATTTAAAGTTCCTTCTCCTTTATAAACCCTTTCTATTTGTTTAGTATCTGTTGATATATTCTTACCTAATTGATGGTTATGTATAATTGTTGAAGTGCTTCTATCTCCGACTTCCTTATCAAAACATAAAACCTTCCATTGCGGCGGAGACTGTAATTTACACCTATACGCTTTATAAGGTAATTCATCAAATATCAAATATCCAGTTTTTTTAGGGTCAAAATGTAACCGTAATTGATGATATAGCGTTTCATTTAATTCATCAAAAGCAACATTTATAGTAATTGGTCTCTGTGTATAATAACTATCCCAATATAATGTGCCATCCCGTCCCGGCAATGTTTGAGTATTATCTTTAAATGCAGGTGTAAGCGTATCATCGTAACGAGAGCCATTACTGACTCGCATTAATTTAAATTCTGAACTATGCTTTCCATCAAACCAAAACCCAATAAAATCTTGAGTTGGAATGCCGTTTGCTCCAGCCATTAATTCCTCCTTTCATCTCAATAGATTTAAATTCTATATTCCTATTATAAGTATAAAAATTTAAAACTTACTTTATATTTTTACTTACATGACGCGCGATTAAATTTTATAATCGCGCGCCTTATAAGCAATTAACGTAACCAATTTATAGACTGCACATTACGATAATTTGCATCTTCTACAATTTGAGACTTAATACGATCTGCAAGTTGATCGACCGCATAATCACTATCGAGTTCTGCGTCGATGTGAATGTCGAAGTAATTATCTCCAGATGCCATCTGGAAGAGACGCTCAAAGCGATCCATAAGATCGACACGAGATACATAGAGGTCAAGAGCAGAGGATTTACCAGTAAGAGCATTAACAAGTTCAAGAAATGCAGAGGTTTGCTCAGCATTAAGGACATATTCGGGTTTGGAAGGTGTCCCATCGAGCCATGCAGGACCGGTTGTAGATGAAAGACCACCAGTTGCATAGGCAGTCATAACATTTTTGCCTCCGCCTTTTCCTTGTCCTTTCCAGTATTCATCAGCCCATTTATACAACATTGTTTTTTGCTCAGGAGTTAATGGCATCCAAGCATCTTGTACAATTTGAGGTAATTTCCCCCAACGCTTTAATTGATCCGAAGTTAAATTATATTTACGAATAAAAGCTTGCATACGAATTACAGGATCGGCAGTCTCTGGAGGAGCAGGATATTTACCTCCACCGCCTCCACCGCTTCCATTACTTCCGCCGCCTCCGCCGCTTCCGCTTCCACTCGCGTTATTATAAACAATAGTTGTATTTCCACCAGGTTCTATACCTTCAACTGCTTTTTTAATGTCATCTTCTTTTGTCTTAATATCATTATAAGCACCTTTAATATACTCTTCATTTAACTCATCCGTGCCTTCTATAACATCTGTCCACTTTTTATATAATGCATCTTTGTCTAATGCTTTAGTAAACGGATTCTGAGAAGGGTCGTCATTTGCCAATAATTTTCCAAATTTAGTATTTTCTAATTCGACTCCATTCGCTTGTAAATTTTGTGTTTCTGTAACTAAATTTTTTACATCTTGCCAAACCATGCCACTATCTTTCCACCACTGTAACTGAGCTTCTAATGTCTGAATCTGCATCTCTCTTTGCTGCGCCGCTTTTTCATTATCATTACTTAACTTATCAAGTGCTTGGTCAACAAGTTCATCTTCATATTCACTGCGCGCGTCATCTAATTCTTGCTGTAACTGCATAATCTCTAATTGATTACTACCAGAAGTATCGCGTTGTAAATAAGCAAGACGGGCTTCTTTATCTGCGATATCTTCTTCTTTCTTCGTATTATCACGAATCTGACGTTCTAATTCAATAGACTCTTGCATAGCATCAAGAATATTAGAGTTCGCTTCATTAATAGCATCATTAACAGCACTTAATTCATCAATGCGATCTTGTTGTTCTTTTTCCAAAGCCGCCGCAATCTGATCGTATACATCAGCCGCGTTAGATAGAACTTCTTTTCTCAAATCAAGCAAACTTTGCTCAATCTCCCAAAGTGATTCTTCTGACTCATACATTGTATCCAAAACTTCTTGAATCTTATCAACATACGCATCAAGCGCCGCACCTTGATCAGAGCGGTTTGGATCATTTTCAATCGCTTTTGCAAATTCTTCATCAACTTGAATGGTTCCATTAGTCCAATCAATTTGTACTGCACCAGTTACACCCCATTCATCAAAGGTTTTACGATTTCCGTTGGAATCTTCGTAAATGCTAGAACCTAAGCCAGCCGCTTTATTGCGCGCCGCTTCATTAATTTGGCGTTGGAGTTCTGCTTCTTTTGTGAGTGAATCGACCCGCGCATGGTAATTATCAACTATATCTTGATTAGTTTTCCAAGCACCGTTAAGGAGTTCATTGTGTTCATGTTCTAAGCGATTGCGTTCGCGCAGAAGTGAATTTTCTTCTTGTTGGAGATTATATAAGCGGTCATATTTATTATCCCAATATTTTGGTTTTTCAGAACTGCCGCCACCACCGCCGCCGGATCCTTTACCTGCATTTTTCGCACCAGCAGTTTTATTAGCAAATGAAATGCCACCACCACCAGAACCGGTAGACGTCAATGTCTTAACAACAGGAACTTTAGTAGTAACTTCATCTTTCCAATCACTACTCATAGGTACGCTAATATCACCTACAGACCAGCTACCTGTACCATGATGTTCTACCGTTTGTTCAGCAGTTTCCTCAGTAATTTCAGCATCAAATCCCATCAATCTAAACATCTCAGAAACTTGATCCTTAGTTAACCCAGCCGTGGCGATCATTTCATTACAAGACTTAATAAAGTCCTGATCATCTAATTTCGCTCCAACTTCTAACTGAGGTAAATCAATTTGATTTAAATAGGTAGAAAATGCTTCAATGGCTTGTTTGCCTTCTGCAGTTTTAACTTTTAGCCCACCTAAATAATCTATTGATGCAGCCTTCTGTAATTTTTCAATCGCTTCTACATCACCTTCAGCCGCTTTCTTCAGCGCTTTCATATTCTCTGCATTGTTCCAGAAGTCTTTTGATAAGTCTTGTGATGTATTCAACATCAAATTCACAGATTTCTTTAATTCATTAAATGCAGCTATATCTTCTGAAGTAGAAGCTTTGATAAGACCTGTATCTTTATCAATAAGTTCAGTCCAAGTATCATAGGAATCAATGATTTGTCCTAAACCAGTATTAAGTTTTGTATTGGCTAGCGCCAACATTGTAACAAGTTTTTCTTGTCCTTCAAGATATGGATTGAGGTCAATGATGGCTTGGCGCATCGCATTAAATTCTGCGACATCACCGCCCATGTCAGTAATCTCATTCTGCGCCGCCCAACGTACTGCTTCAGGTGTAGAATCTTCACGACTATATAATTCAGCAGCAGTTGATTGAGTAGATGTTAAAAGATCAACTGTGTCTTGTAAGGTTTTTAAGATTACATCTTGATTATCATAAGCATCTTTACGAGAATTATATTCAGCTTCAAGTGCTTGGAGGAAATCTTCAGTCGTTCCATAATCTCCAGGACGTATGCCAAGTTTATCTACTAATGTTGCCATTGAACCAAGGCCGCCGAATATATTATTATTACCACTAGTAAATTCTTGGAAGGTTTGCCCACTACCAAAAATTTCCTTATCAGACTGAATCTGTTCTTTAAAAGTATCCAAAGCTAATTGTGCTTCTTCAATGTTAGCTTCTTGTAGTGCTCGTTCAATATTTTTTCTTTCACTTTCAGGTATCTGCCATCCTTCAACAGTTAATGTTAATATACCTTTTATATCAATTCCTTGATCTATTAATGCTTGTACATCTTGTTCAGTACCTTTGCCTTCTACTAATCTATCAATCAATTCTTTATTACCCTTAAATTGATTCATAAATAAATTAGTAAGTGAAAGTGCTTCTTGTAAATCTTTAATATACAACTTCGCGCCTGCCGTCGCGGCATCCCAAAATGCTTTAATCTCAGTATCCTTTACACCCATGTTACGCAATTCATCCATTAATGCTAACATAGAGCGCATATCAGATAAATCAGTAGAGGATAAAAGTTTTCCTAGAGAAGCTTGCTGTTCACGGTTCAAGCCAGATTTATTTACTAAACCAAGTACCGATTCAGCATAAGCTTTACCTTCTGCTTTAGGCATAGACTCAACTTGATCTGCTAAAGCAAGAACTAAAGTATTTGAGAGTTTTTCAGAATCTTCTTTCCTAATACCAACACCTTGAAGAATTTCAGTTGCTTCTTTAAAAGCTTCTTTCAGTTCCTTTGCTTGAGACTGAATTGTAGCACTTAGCATATCTGTTGCTTCTACTATATAAGGAACTGCATTGCCGGATACATTTTTAATAATATCTTGCTGTTCTGCACTCAAATCCTCAAACTTCATAGTTTGGAATCCTAATGCCTCAGCCATTTCTTTTTCAGTATTATATCCAAGTTGTTGAGCAAATTGTTTTAATTGTTCATCTACATCGTCAGTTAAATCTGTCATCTCATCAATAGTACGCTCTCCAAACTGACCAGTAATTAAAGCAGCTAAGTCAGATTGATCTGTCTGACTCAAACGTTTTTGCATCCGAGTAAGAAAATCATCAATATTTTCTCCCATCTGCTTCATTATATCCATTTGAGCAATAGCTAATTCTAATTGATCTTCACCAAGTTCAGTATCTACTTGTGAAAGTTCAATACCTTTCATCGCGGCGTAGATTACTCGGAGATCATGCTTACGATTTTTATTATCACCAATTAAATCGGTGTCCATATTTATATTATACTCTTCCGCAATACGCTGATAAGTCTCGGAATCTTTTATGCCACCTTGATATGCAGCAATACCTCCTGCAGCCATACCTCCAGATAGATGCCCAATAGTTATATAATTTATTAAACTATCAGAAATAGCTTTAGTTAATTGATTACCATTAATATTACTTGAAATAGCATTTACTATATCAGAGCTAAATTCATATCCTAAATTAGTATCACTAAGAGTACTACCAAATAATGCAGCTAATTGAGTTTGTGTTTCTTTATTAGCTTTACTTAGTGTTTGTGTATATTCTTGGATGCTATCTTCTGCATCTTTTAATGATTCTACTGTTACGCCTAATTCATCAGCTAAACTTTGAAGGTTATCCTCGCTTAACCACAAAGAAGGATTATCTAAAAATCTAGCACTAATAATGTCAGCAGCTTCTGCAAGATCTAGATTAAATGCGGATGACAAAGATGTAGGATCTAAAACATCCCTTAAATTTTTCGCAAATGTATCACGTGCCACTTTTGTAGTGAAAGACTGTAAACGTATATTGGCGGCTGCCGCTCCAGCATTAGCAGTAACCATTCTACGGCGGCTTAAATTTTCTGCCTCAGTCCATCCAGCTTCAGATATAATAAGACGCCCATCTTCAAAGCTTGTATATTGTGCGAGTGTAGAATATTTTTGAATTAGATCTAAAACTTCTTGATTAGAATCGCGTAATAATTGATACCATTCTCTAGTGCCTTTTTGCGCTTCTTCAAGGGATTTTTGTAATTCATTATATTTATTATGATCTTCAAATAAAGCATCGTAAGCGTCTTTCGCTAATTTTGCTTCCTCTTCTGCCTTAGACGCAGCTTCTTTGGCTTGTTCTAATTGATATGTTAAAGAATTTTGATGCACTGCTTTCGCAATAAGTGTGATCACAGCAATTAAGCCCACAAAAGCAAGAGTAATTGCTAAAATTGTGGTTAAGAAAGCACCCCAGCTTAAATTAGCCATCCAACCAGCTGTTTGTGCTTTTAATCCAGCTCGAATAGCTCCTTGCCCAAAAGTATCCCACAGAACTTTAATAACAGGAATTAATGTACCAACTAACATCAATCCTGTGCCAAGTAATGAAATGATTTTAGTTAAGCCTTCAGGCGCACCAAGATTACTAAGAATTCCACTAAACATCATAAGTGCCATACCAGCACCTTGAAAAGCAGAGGCCATAGCTTGGGCACGTTTATTTACTATTTCTGTAGCAGTAGGTATGCTTTGTAATTCAGCTTTTAAGCGCTTGGCAGCATCATCACTTAAATTTAAATTAGCAATTAATTGATCTAATTGTTCCCCACTTAATTGACCGCTAGTAAGTTGCTGTTGAAGCATTTTAGCGTTTTCTGATAAATGTTCTCCTTCGATACCAGCCTGCTTTAATGCATTTTTAACATGGTCAATTTGTTGAGTAACAGTCTTTGAGAAAGCAGTTTTCAGCGTATTAACAAAAGGTAACGTAGTCGCTTTTGCAATACCTTTCATTCCACCGCCGTTACTGTTAACGGCTTGTGTAAATTTATCCTTAAAAGCCATACCACTTTCAGTACCAGCCTTAGCAAATCCAGCTTTAATATTAGCAAATAGTTTAAGAAATAAAGCTTTACCACCCTTAAACAACATAATGCCAGTTAAAACTTTAGTTAAACTACCACCTAATCCCGGTAATGCATTGGTAGCTTTATCTACAATAGTAATTAAGTCAGTTAAAACGCCAACTACAAACTTAATCGCAGTAGAATCTGTAATACCCATAAGGAATGTATCCCAAGCATTCTTTAACTGCGCCAGCTTAGTCTCCAATGACTCTAATGTCTTCTCAAATTGTTGTTGAGACTCGCCCGCCGCATTATTCGCGATACTCACTAATTCTTGAGTACGCTGATAATCCGACATCATAGCAATAAAACGAGACTGTTGACGAGAACCAGCAGCCATCGTAGCGATATATCTTTGAGTTGTTAAATCAAGTGTGTTCCACTTAGAAGCCAACTCCATAAATATATCATCTAACCCCTTCATACCGGTTAGATATTCATTTAAATTAATACCCGCAACACGAAGCGCCGCAGATACCTTATTAACATTTATTTCTTCGCCCTCAATATCTCCCATCAATTCGCCTTGAGAATAAAGCGATTTAACTTCAGAGAAACGAGCAATAACAGTCTTCAACGCAGTACCAGCGGTTTCTGCCGATTCACGCGTAGTTTCAATAATTTGCGATAAGAACGCCGCAGTATTTTCAAATGACATATTCGCGTTATTAGCAAGCGAAGCCACTTTGGTCATAGCGGTTGAAATTTCATCAACATTCGACGCAGTACGCGCAGCCAAAGCAGAATAAACATCATTAATATTCTTCGCAGTAGTTTCATTAATTTCCATATTGAAACCACGAAGAGCGTTTGTCATACGGTCAGTAGCATCTGCAGCGTCAAGTCCTGCAATACGAGCCATCTTCAAAGTTTCATTAGAGACTTGCATAACTTGGTTCGTATTTAAACCTTGCTGGTAGAATAACGTTGCTGCCTCATATGCATCATGTATTGAAATACCAAGTTCATTCGCGCGCTGAGTATACATAGGTAACTGTGCCCACATATCACCAACATCAAATTTTGTAACAACTGCAGTTTCTGTCATAACTGCATCGAGGTCTTTGACAGTATCAAATGCAGATTGTACAGCGCGCTTGAAGAGTTGGACTGCATTATTTAAGCCAAAGAAATAAGCAACTCGATTTTTAAATTGATCGAGTTCATCACCAAGTGCATTGGTCTGGTGAGCAGTCTCACCCATAGCATTGCCAAAGTCACGCGTGCCTTGCGCCGCCTGACCCACTTGTTCAGGAAATTTACCATAAGCTTGTTCAAGTTCAGTGCGTAAACGCTCTATTTCTTGCTCAAGTTCTTTATTTTTTGCGATGAGTTGATTTTCTGTTTGTGCTGCTTCGCCAGTATCAGAAGTCATCGCCTCTAAAGCTTCACTATAAGCTTTAACAGCATTTCTATATATAATCCAACTTTCTGTTTGATCTCTTTTAGCTTTCTCTGCTTTATCTAATTCTGTTCTTAAACGACCTAAAGACTTCCCTGCCGCGTCGAAATTTCCTTCTTTAAACTGCTCAATAAAATTTTGCCAAGACTTAGCATTGCTAGGTGGTTGTTTACTAAATTCTTGTATTTTTTCTAATTGTTCAGTTCTAAGATTACTAAGCTTATTCTCTAACTCTCCAATTTCTTTATTTAAACTTTGAACCTTGGTCGAGTCAAAATCCCACTTAATATTTTGGAAATCAATCTTCCCAACTGTTTGTTGTAACTGTATAAAATCCGCATTAATGCGTTTCATCGCATTATCGAAATCAGTTACATTACCTTTAGACTTAAAACCAGAGTTTATGGCATTAGTTGCTTTTGCCACATTATTTTCCATATCATTGAAAATTTTACTAAATTTACCCTGTAACTCTGGCGGCAATTTTAGTTGACTTAATGCATTTTGAATTTGTTTTATATTACTTGTAACATCACTTATATCTGCAACTGTTTTTAATGTTAAAGTAATAGTTTTTGCATCAGGCATTTGCCATTCCTCCTAAAATAAAAAATTGACACTAACATATAAAGTTAATGTCAATTTATATCTTATAAGTCACTAGTAAGATCATCAGATAAATAATACCATTCACTTACATAGCTATCTCCTCTTGAACCCACTGGAACGCCAATCGCTTGGAAGTTCGCCACAATCGGACTTGCTTGCGCGCCCAGCCTTATAGATAAATCAGACATTAACTTGAGATGGGGTATTTTTATAAGCCCCGTCACAACTTGTCCAGTTGTATCATCCTTTACACGCGTTTGACCTTCTAAGGATACATAACCATTTATGAGGCGGCGCCCTATAGTCAGAAGAGTTCCTTTTCCTTGATAGTCAAATTCGTAATCCACAATCACATTTGTATATGGACTAGAAATTAAAAGTTTCTTTCCATCTTGGGTGAAATTTATCGAAGTACCAGTTGAAGCATCGTATACATATATATTATGCGCCGGTGTATATTTACAAGTAATATAACCATTTGCATCACTTTCTAAATATTCACGTTGTGTAACTAGTATTCCATAGTTTGCACTTATCTCATACATTTTCGCATTAGTAAGAAGTGAGAATTGTTCTTTTGAAAAGACTCCTCGACTAAAAGAAAGTTGAATTTCTTTTGTTGTATCCCACCACACATGCGCACGATTATCAAATCCGCCGCGCGCCGCAACACGTGAGCGCAATTCTTGTAAGCCAGCGATTTGAATTTTATCGAAATATAAGAGAGTTTCACCGGGTTGGAAATGTTTTTTTCCTATATCCATTTCATAAGTAGCTTTTAAACGAACTGACTCGAAATCTTTAAAACTACCTTGTTCCATTTTGGTTTTCTCCTATAAAGAATGGTGGAGGCGTTTCCACCTCCACCGTTTTTTGAATTATTTAATTAAGCTTCAGGATCATATCCATTAAAACCAGTTAAAATATGATTATGATATACGCCTACGGTCTCAGCACCACCAATATCGGCTGGTTCACCCATATCATATTTCACAAGTTTCATCATAACACCATCATCAGGACGAAGAACACGAAGATTCATATTGAAGACAGAAGGATCACCTTCAGCCTCAAGAGTAATAGTGTTTTCAGAAGTAACTTTAGCCTTCGGAATAATGAACTGGAAGAACTCATCCTTACCACTAGTATTGCTACGTGCATAAGTATCACCAACAACATAGTAAGTGCCAGGGAAAGAGTTAGCAGAAATTTCAATAACAGTATCACTATTATTGTTAACTACAACATCATAAGTGCAGAAATATTTAGTATCTTGTACTAATTCAGTTGGTGAAATAGAAGACCCAGCAGCATTATAAATTTTTGGATTTAATTTTGTGATTTTCTTTCCACCTACTACTTTATCTTTAGTCCAGCCACAGTCTTCAAGAGCGCCAGAAGAAGTAGCAGTAAAGACTTCAGTAAACATTAAAACCTTAGAACCTGATACAAACGAATCACCTGCCTTAGCCGCAGTAATATGTCTGGTGTTTCCATCACCGAACATAATAGCTAAAGACTTCGCAGAGAAAAGAGCGTCTTCAAGAGTGACATTAATCTCTTTGTTGTAGTCCCACATAATAAGTGCGGGGTTACCTTTACCACCACGAGCCTCAGCCTCTTCAGCAGTCTGCTCAATAGTAGAAACTTTTAAAGTATCCAGGTAAAGAACAGGATATTCAGGCTTACCAGTATCGCTTAGCTGATAGAATGTTACATCCGCAACTTCTTTAATGCCATATCTATCTAAAACACTAGCCATTTAAATATAGCCTCCATTTATTCATTTAAATTTTGAATCCAATATTTTGGTTTTACTTTTTTTCTATCCGCACCCGCCAATAAAGAATCAACATCAATTTCATACTTTTCTTTCTGTTGATACATTTGTATTAACGGATTTATCGCGGTATAGCTTAACTCTCCAATATTAAGTGGGTTTAAACCCATATTCATACAACAAATTGAAGCCAAAGAACTATATAAATTTAAACCTTTACCAGATTTTGCTTTTATTCTATCTCTTAAACGAGCTTTGGCTTTCATGGCGCGGATGCGCGGGTGCTCATTTTCATCAGGAATCTCAACTGGTTTAATACCACAAGCCGCGCGCACTAAATTTTGAAATTCAAAGAAATCTTTTTCTTCAATAATTCGCAAGTCTAATACAGACTTAGCTTCTTTTACATTTCCTATAAGAATTGACTTCTGCTCATATAGAAGTGAAACTTCTTCATGTATAAAGAATTGAAAGGCTTGTTTCACAAGACTTTCCATCTTTTTTGCTTGTAACGCAGTTCCAAGTAAAAACTCAATAGGTGTCCATTTACGATCTAAAGTAATATTTTTCTGTGTCAATTCATCTTCAATATCTTCTTGTGATAATGTTAATAAATGTAAAAATGTTGGGAATTGAGTATTAGATGCAACATCTTTAACCTTCGGTGGATAAACTAAACATAAATGTTTAAATTCAACAGGATAACCAAGAAAAAATGCTTCTTTATTCATAATCAGTAATCCTATAACTTACTTCATAACAAGACATTTCATCAGTTAAGAAATTTAAATCAAATTCTCCACCTTGGATTCTACCCAATCCATTTATAATCTTATTATCCAAAGAATTTTGAATTTCACCAATAATAGCAAAAGGTCGTAAATTTGTATCTTTTATAATCCATTGAGTCATTGGAGTGAAAACTTCAATCTGTATGAGAATATCAGTAAACTCTAAATTATCTTTATTACGACTCGCGCGCACTATGCGCAGAGCGATTAAGCTTTGTGCCGTCTCTTTTGGACCAACACGAGGCACAATCTTTATAAGTTTCTCTGTAATTTCTTGACGAATTTGAGTTTCTGTTAAGTCAGCACCACTTAATGGATCTTTATCAGAGTAATATAAATACTTTAATAAGTTTTGATTTGCAAGTAATCGTTGTATAATCTTCTGTAAATTTATACCTAATTCTCCACAATTACGTACCACTGACATCGCCTCCTAAAGGTGTATTTTTATTAAAATCTAACCAGTAGAAGTCCTCTTCAGGATCACCAGGTTGCGGTTCAGGAGGATTGGTCAAATCATATTCATAAACAGGATCAACAGTACAATATTCAACTCCAGGAGACGATTGAATATCATAACCAGTAACTCGATAATATTCTTGGAATGGATCCTCGCCCACAATAATATAACAATCTTTTTTCAAATACTGATTGCGCGGAAGTATAAAGAAACTAGATTTCAAATTCTCATTATAAATCGTATCCATACGACTACGTGAGCGCAATTCATCTTTCAACATATTATTTTCTTGTCCATACATGTATGCCCAAGAAGTCTGTGTAGATTTATCACGCGCGATCCAACTGATTTGATGAGTCATGCGCAGCATAATATAACGATTATAACCACTAGCATTTATTCGTTCTAAATACCAAACCATCCAAGGATTTAAGTTATTATCTTTATCAGGTAGCATTAGAATGGTACCATCAGGAATATTAACCGAAACTTGTGTTAATAAATAATGCAAAGTTTCTGTTTCATCCTGTTTGTATTTCTCAAAAGAAGCAGGATAAACCTTATCATTCCAAACAAAATTAATACGATAAACAGACCTACCTAAATGTAAATCGAATAATCGCTCACGTTCTGCCTGGATGCGCGTTTGATAAGTATCGCCCCATCTTTTAAGCCTTAAATTATAAATTTCTCCATATCCTATCATTTGCCACCTAATAAATTCATACAACTAAAAATTGTACTACGAAAATACTCATATCTTAAATGACGTAATGATGAAATATTATAATAAATTGAAAGATAATTGATAGAGCGGTCTTCTTCAGGTATGCCCTCTAACTCAATTAAAATTGAATCTAAAAATGCTTCCCAAGCGCCGCCCTTCTCAAATTCACATAATAAGCCAAATAACTTATTCTTTAACTTATTATTATATCCTTCATATATTTCTTTCATTCAATCCTGGTTGCTAAATCACGATAATGAAATGGCTTATAATTAATTGAGCGATAATATTTCGCTTCCAGTTTGCGCGCTTTGGATTCTTCTTTCTCCAACATCTGCTTAAACTTATCAATTAAATTCGCCTGCGAGAAATCTCTCTCGTCATAAAGTGGTTTAACATTTTCCCAAGTAAGAATAGTACGATTTAGCCACTCACATTTCATAAAAGCGGCTAAAATCTGAATTTCATCATTCCCTAAATCATGAGTAAATTCTGTGGTTGTGTGTTCTAATGAAACTCGTGGAAATTTAAACCAGGTAATAGCCCCTTCTAAAATTTCATATAAGTCGCGCTCTATTTGATCACGAGTCCAATATTCCCACTCATCTTCTAATATTTTTGCTAAAAAGGCATTATATACAGCCGGTAACGGAGTCATTATTAGTCCTCCTTATCTTGTTCTAATAACTGCACCGCTTTGATCACATCGCGGCCGCAAGCCTCCTTGATTACTTTGTTCTTCTCAACGTTCATGATTTTATTATCAATCGCGTAGTCAGCAAGTTCCTCAAGTTGAGGCTTGCTAAGTTTCTTAATTTTATCTTTAAAGCCAACCAGGCTCAGTCCTGTCCAGTAGTATTGCTTATCTTTCTCAGAAAGAACAATGATATTCTGCGGTTCAGTCGCATCTTCGGGTTCTAGACCCATATCTTTCTTAACATCAAGATCTTCAATATAAAGAATACCCGCAGTAATCATGTTCTTAAAACCAACATCAAACATCATATCGTCTAATATTTCACGTTCAATACTAACAGACGAGCCACGTGCAGGCCAGGATCTGCGAAATCTCAAATCAGGTATATTAACACTAACTTCATGATTAACCTGACTAACAACTTTTACTTTTTCCATTGTAAACAAATCTCCTTTTAACTCTAAATAAAAATTAGAGGGAGGAGGAGCACTCCTCCCTCATGTTAATTAAAACCCATAGGGATTGGCGTTATGTCCAGCAAGTTTGGTGTTCTGATAAATACCCCAGTTGTGGTAGGTAAGAATAGCAGAACCCATCTTTTTCCAAGCATAAACTTCAAGCGAATTGTCTTTGTTCTCATGGTCTTTAATTTGAGTAGCACCCTCAAGAACAACTTTTACAACCTTCTCCTTACCGGTAGGAAGAATGTAAGCGTACTGATCATCGATGTAGGTCTTAGTGTTGGACTCATCAATGTAAGATTGAGGAATCTCAACAATAGGCGCGCCACGGAAGATCTTAATGAAACCAGTATTATGAATCTGGTTAATATCGTCAGGAGCATAAATACCTTGTGCTGCATTAGCAATAGCAGGAACAATAGCATCAGGTCCCATATCAGCGATAAACGCAGGAGTAGCGAAAATTACAATGCCGTCACCATATGCACGGACAACATTCATAACTTCAACCATCTTCTGAGAATCAAAACCATTGTTAGTCTTGATATTCGCAGGCGGGAACTTACCGCTGCTATAAGCGGCAACGAGAGCTTTCTGAACCTCATAGAAGACAGCGTCAGTCAGACCCTCAGTAATAATCTCCATAACATCAGCAAGAGACTCAGCACCATCAATCATTCTCTGGAAGTCGATAGTCGCACCGCCACCAACGGCATGCGCGCCAACTTCGAAGGTATCAGCGTCAAGACGGAAAGTCTCATAAACGCCAGACAGACCAACCTGAGTTAAGAATTTCTTTGCGCGATTACGTCCAAGTTTACGACGGAACATAGCTTTCTGACCTTCGCCAACAACCTGAACCTCTGCGAAAGCAGACAGCGCAGAAATAACTTTCTTAGGCATAACCTCATCGGTAGCCTCGATAATGATATCATAAATATCATAGCGGTTCTTCATAAATTTGTTAACAGAACCAGCAAGTTCCTTTAAACCATCAATAAATGCCGCATTAACGGAATCATTGGTAAAGTTCGCAGGAGCAGTACCTTTCGCCGCATGAAGGGCGATATCTCTAAATTCCTGTAAAGTCATTATTATACCCTCCTTCTTAATTACGCGGTGTAGCACTGAAGTTTAACACCAGGAGTACCATCAGGCATAGTGGTGTAATCAATAACACGAAGCTTCGGACCCTGAGTCGGAGCAGTGCCAGAAAGAAGCACAGCGCCGTTATCAGAAATACCACCATAAATAGGAGTGGTAGCATAAGAAGCCAGTGCAGCCTTCAGGGCATCGTCATTGGAATACGAAGTAGAATCGTAGCAAACAGTATTAGTGGTCCACTTATCACCAACTGCTAAGTAGCCCAGTCTAGGATAGAAGTCATCAACGCGCTTAGTAGCAAAATTCTTTAAGCCGGGAGTTCTCTCATCATAAATATGCTCTGCGCTATATACAAGAGCGATCGGAAGAGAATCATCATCGGCATATTTTACTGTGCGAGCGACATTGTCAACAGCAAGTAACATACCATTTTCACAAACGGCAGTACTAAAATCAGTGGCGTCAAGGGCGCATTGAGCTTCGATACGACCGTCACGTCTGAACGCACAGTTGTTGATCTCAACCTGCCCGTAGCCCTCAATACCTAATCTTTTAAGAGCCATTTAAAAAATCCTCCAATTATTTTTTCTCATAACGAGCTAAAATTTGATCTATACCGGTTTTGGTCTGATCTTTCAGAAGCAGACCAGCATCTTGTCCCTTAAATAATGTCGAATTAGAGCATTTTAATTGATAAGCAAGTTCTTTATCAAGATCAAGCACGGTATACTCATCTAACTTTGCTGCGAAAGTATCAAGTACGCTCGAAGCGAGTTTATCGGTGTACTCGGCTATAACAGCTTGTTTTTGCTGAGTCTCTATAGAATGCTTATAATTATTAAGTTCTTCAATCGTAGTTTTAAGGGTTGCAACTTCTTCTTGCGCCGCCGCTTTTGCCGCATCCGCAGTAGTAAATTGGTCTTTTACGGTTTCGATCTCTGTATTTAAAGTAGAAACTTGAGTTTCATACTCGGTAATTTTACCATTGAGTTCAGTAATTTTTTCTTCATTAGCTTTTGCGTTCTCAAGAGAAGCATCAACTAACTCATAAGTGCCGCCATTAAGAGTGCGAAGAGTATCTAAAGTATTCTTTTCAGATTCAGTCACATCTACAATATAAACGCGTACACGCTCGCCCAACTCAACAGTATCAGTTTCATCATTTTTAGTATAATAAACACGCTCATGTGAACCAGTCTCATAATTATACGCAAGCGCATAATCATCATAGATATCACATATTGCATAGCTAATAGTCCACTGACCGTCTTCATTATATTCAGAATTTAACAATGTCCAAATTGCTTCAAACTTCTGATTATCAGATAATTTGAAATTGAGTTTCATTTGGGACTGTCCTCCTGTGGTACTATTTTGTAATTGCGACAATGCTTGTTCTAATTGAGAGACTAAAGTATAGAAGGCGGCGCCCTCAAAGCAAGGCTCTACTTCTTCTCCCAATACTTGTAATCCAAGAAATCCTCCATCGTCAAATACAGCATATTTTTGTCCTTGAATAACAGCCATATGCCATTTTAATGTTTTCTCATAGAGTTCCATGGATTGCGCTTTTCCTACAATCTCATTAGCCTCAGGATAAATCGCAGTAAATAAGAGGACATCGGCGCAACAATATTCACGCTCGACTCCATCCTCATCTACAAACTTTTCCCAAGCCACATTAGGTTGCTCAGGTACTATACCATAAATGCGTCCTTCTGTACGCGATTTTCCATGATCGGAATAATCATCATCTTCATAAATTCCCTTGACCGGCGCATAAGGTAAACTGGCAATAAGCTTTTCAGCAAATTCATCAGTAATATACGTACCATTACGATTCCCATACTTGTAGAAAATGCGGCAACGCGCTTTAGATAATGTCGCATTGTACTGCTCTAATGTACCATAAATAGCCACATTAAAGTGTGTATTTATTTCACTCATTGGAGCCTCCTTGATTATCTATAGCGTCCTCATTTTGAATTGTTTTTTCTGCTTTATCTTCTAATTTTTTCTCTGGCGCGCCTGCAGTTTTTACTGTACCATCTTGTACAGTACTAGTCTTACTGGATTGAGTATAAGACGAAGCCAATGGAATCAAGATATCTGAAAGTTTTAACTCATCATTCTCTAGATTCTTTAAATTAATGAGGTCGCGCTGTGAAAGCCCTAAACCAATCGCGGGCAATAAGAAACTGTAGCCACTTTGCGCTAATTTTAAAGCATCGGTAATATAATCAGATTGATTATAATAGTTAATAGGCAATATTGAATAAGTAAAATTAATATCACCTTTAGCGAATAACTGATTCAGAATGTATGTAATAAATCTTGAATATTTATTACCCAAGATCATCATCAAAGACATATCATTCTTAATAGAAATTTCAATCGCTTGTGAACCAGTTGGAGCAAATAGCGAGGAGGTAACTCCTGCTTCTGCATATACATTCTGAAGCATTTTTTCTAATGCAGTACGTGCATTTTCAGATGTGGTATGAGACATAATTGCATCAACATCACCATAAGAAGTAAGAACCGAAAGATTCTTATTGTTTCCAAGCATCCTAACCATACCAGTATGCATTTCTAGCGCTTCATCTGGCTCAAAGACTAACTGCCCATCATTTAAATGAGGAATTTTGTTGACAATAATTTTTTTAATTTCTTCTGACTCGCGTTCCTGTTCGGTATCGACAGCTTTATCATACTGTAAAGTGGCTGGAATAACATTTAAGAATAAAGGTCGTCCATCTTCAGCGAACGGGAAACAAATTCCAATACCGACTGGTAAAGTTACCCACGAAGTCGTGACAGCACCGTCAATCCATTTTCTATAATGCTGTCGTACGATTTTTGGATAAGTTTTTAAAATGGAATCTCGTAAAGTTTCAGATGTAATGGTATTAAAATAACTCGTATCAAATTCTACAATGTCATTACCATAAATATCTCTAAAACGAGAGCGTGCATACTCATATGGAAGATCAATAATACTGAACTCTGTCTTAGACAAAGCAGCAATCATACCATAATATGCACCATGTACAAGCGCGCGCATCGAAATTCTAGTTAAAACTTCTTTTAAATTTAGCTCGCTAACATAATCTAATGCTTTATAATACTGTTTGCTGATATGCTTTGTGGAGAGTTGCTTACCAAAACTTGGATTTGGGATTAATAATCCCTCATAAGTTAAAACAGTAGCATAATACAAAATAATACGTCTATAAAAGCCATTTTTTTCAAAAAAGTTTCTAGAAAGAGCTTGTTGTGCTTGTAAAGTTCCTGAATCGATAATGTCATCTATCTCCTGAGGTGTATATTCTTTACACCTACGAGTAGCATTAGTATAAAATTCATCGGAAGAGACAGCCGAAGTAGAAGCAACTGCATTTTTTGTAAATAATGCAATAGATTTATGTTCAAGAGCCATCGCTTAATTTCCTCCGGAATAAAAAACTAGTTGACGCCGTCCAGCACTCGCGCGCCGTTTAAGCTTTAAAGAATAATCTTCTTCTAATTCTTTAATGCGCCATAATCCATAAGCAAAAGCAGAATATTTATCTTTTGGAAAACGCGCATTAATTTGTTCAAGTGCTATATCTAGACCATTGCGCTTAAGACGTAAATTTGCCATTTCTTCAAATAAGCGAGTTGTAAGTTCATGTGGCATTAAACGTTTAATTCGTTTTTCAAATGGCATTTTTTGTCCTACTTTTGTTGCTAGCAAAGCGGCGCGAGCTTCTTGTTCAGTAATCAAAAATCGAACCATTCCACTTGAAAGACGAGTATAAGCATTACTATGAATTTTAGAATTGAGCGGTCCATTTGCTTTCAGCGAATAGAGAATCATTGGCGCATCTTTTGGCTGAACTTTTTTATAATCATCATTATTAAAAAATCCAAATGCGGGCCAGACTTGCCCATTTTCATCTACTTGTTCTCGAATCATTTCATCGCCCAAGCCAACGCCTAAACCATTAGTATCAATAACAGTCTCGCGCGGATTGTAAGCCATAATTAAACGCTTTAAATCTATTGCTTGTTTGTGGAATTGTTTGCGGTCAGCAGATAAGCCTAAAACTACCACATTTACTAGAGTTGCATAAAACTTTCCATCGCGTATATTTACACGATAAATCATAGCCACTGTTTGGTCTGATAATCTTCCAACGTCTACTGAAATTAAGTAAAAGATATTATTATCACCTTTAAATTTTTGCCGCCATTCAGGGTTTTTAATTTTTCGATATTTTGAAAGCTTTTCAAAATTAAACCAAGACTCATCTGAACCACCTTGCCAAACTCCCATATACTCTGAAGCGAAAGTTTGTTCATTATAAGAAGGAGAAAGTTTTAAAGACTGGACATATTTTCCATCTATAAGACCATGAAGTACAGGAATCCTATAATCTAGTCCTATACTAAATGCGCGTGATGGATCAATGATTGCTTGTTCAAATGTATCTATTAATGCTTCATATGCGAAAGAAGATTTCATTCCTGCGGAGGTTGCATAGATGACTTGGGTGTTGATTGCTTCGTTTGGATTTACAAGTCCTGTCGCAGTTCTGCGCGAGACATTCATCTGAGGGAGAACGACCTCCGCAATCATGTCACCGTCTTGGTCTCTAACTTCGTCTACAAGAGTTGCATGAGTACGAATACCACGATCACTATCTAGCGCGCCGACTATTGAAAGCCTGCTTCCATTTTTAAAGAACAAATCACAATAATCTTTACCAAAATTAGCGTGAGGTTCTCCATTATAAACCTCAAGCTCATTTTGTAATAAAGGCCAAATGCGCCAAATCTCTTGGATTTTCTGGCGCGAAATCTTCGCAGCCTGATTCTTATTTGGTGCCACGATAGAGCCAATATGTCCCGGTAAAAACATACACTGCAAATACTTTGCAAGAATAGATAAAAAGGTTTTTGCCGTGGCACGTGCCGCAGTAATATATATCGTCGTATATCTCATGCACGCGCGCAAGAAAATACGTTGATAGGGAAACAGAGTAAAATTTGAGTCTACAGGCTTAATCATATCCAAATAAATATCAGGATAGACCGTATACAATTCCCAACAGTCTTTTAATAAATTTTCATTCCTTAAAAGCCAATCCTCTGTAATAACTACACCTTTTTCTAGTTCTATTCCATCTCTAAAAAGACGCTCGCGCGGAGCAAAAGCAGACTGGTTAGGATCTCGTAAACGAATTGGCTCACTCATCACCTTCATCCTCCACGATAAATTCTTCTTCTTCTTTCATCGTGAAGCCATCATTATCATACTCATCTAAATCATGTTCAGTTTGCAAATCATAAAGTGAAGCTTCATTTTGTTCAACACGATGAAGTGCATTTAAGCGTTGAGTAATTTCGTCTCCAATCCCACCCTCATTAACATATAAACGTTGGTTATAACTTTCAATATTCTTCAAAGTTTCATCAATTACATCACGAGTAGTCCCATCATAGAATTTGTTTTGGTGACCTCTCTTCTCAAGCCAATGTCCGACTTCTGCAAAAGAATCAAAATCAACAGCATTTTTCGTATTCTTTGGTGTAAACTCCGCAACCTTTACGAGTCTATCATAACTTGTAATAAATTTATCAACTTTCTCATCACCTGCGCGAATTCTACTATCAATTTCAAGTGAGAACTTACAAATTTTCTGCGCCTGGTCGGTTTGTAACGCGCCATTGACATTTTGAGAAGTTAGCAATCCTTGGAATAAATCCTCTAAATAATAAAGCTCATCCTCATCATAATTCGCGCCCCATTTGCGGTGCAAATCTTGAATGTGTTTCTCATGAATAAGAGGAAGCTCTTCCTCAATCATACCTCTTTCGCGCAACTCTCTATACTGCTTATTATAATCTGCCCATCCGAGTGATTCATAACATTGATCTGCAAAGACGCGCGCGTATACAGGCCAGGTATTTTCAGTCCCATTTAATTCTTCCAATCTAACCCATTCCTTTACAATCCAAGGAATGTCAGCCCATTGACAAACTTTATCAATCCAAACCCATTCATACTCATGCGCTTTCAAAAACTCATTTACGCATCCATTACAAATTGGTAAATGCCCATCACTAAAAAAGATTGAATGACTTACACTAAAATCTTCAAGTGAGAGATAAGTCTTACATCTCGGGCATTGCTTTCCCTGAAATGCTTTCTTTGGAATTTTTGGTTCTAATGGCATTTTTCCGTTTATCCTCCTTATTGGCGGCGCATAGAATCTGATAAAGTTCACGTCTGCGCAAACGAGGCGCTCGCGCATAGGATTCCATAACGTCCTTGAACAGAATTTCAAAGGGGCGCGCAACTTGTTTGCCAGACTCGTCAACTTCATCCTCTACAAGCTTTACACCCAATATCTTACAAACTCCTAAAAAAGTTGTAGGTTCTTGGATTTTTGAAATTTCAGTCATGAATTTCTGATTCATGCTCTTATTCTTATTCATTGGCTCATTTACCTCTTTTTTCTCTCAATTTTTTATCGCATTGTTTACAACGCGGTGAAAGCCCATCTTTATTTTTAGATTTCTTCATAAAATTATTTGAAGACCGCAATAAGGTGCGGCCGCAATCTAAGCAAGTCTTAAACTCTTCCTCAAACATTAAATTTCTAACTGTTTCTGCGTGGAGATTTGCGGTCTCTGCAATAGTAGGTAAAATCGATTGTCTATAAAGTGTACTAATATAATTAAGTGTATAGTGACGTCCTCCAGCGGATTCGATTGCACTTACGATGCGCGCGTTGTCCCATTTTAGTTCTTTTCCTTTTAATATAATGCGCTGAAAGTCCTTTAATGGAGCGAGCGCAACATATGTATCCCACAAATCCAAGATCCATTTTAGATTTGACTCGAGGTTTGGCTTTGATTCTGCGGCAGCCCTTAAATCTCCAAGGTGTTCAACCCAGCTTACGAGATGCGCCGGATCATTAAATTTGAAGGTGCGCGCGCATTGTGAGCCGGAACTCCAAAGCCAGTCACTTAAAACTCTAAGTTCTTCTTCTTGAAAGTCTTGAGGTTCTGGAAAACGATCTTTGCGTAGTAGTTTTGCCCATAAGTCTGGTTTATCAATAAAGCTTAGTGGTTCTACATTGATGTCTTCTCCCCATAAAAATGTCTCATCTTCGTGATAGACTGGTGTAGTCGCGCCCAGTATGCTCGGCGCATAATAATCTCTTAATGTATATTGCTGTCTTCTCAACTCAACTAATAAGTGCTTCAACTTTAAAAACTGAAACATATTGAGAGATGCTGCGCGTTGTTTAAAGGCTTCGAGGTCTGGCGCAGAGAATCGGCTTATGAGTTTTTCGCGCGGAGGTTTGGTGCGCCGGTTGTGGTCGATTTCCCAAAATTCAATAATTAAGTCTGTCTCATCAATTTGCGCCCATAGTTGTTCGAGTTGAGCTAACAAGTTAGGCGGAGCCTTTTGTCGTGCTTCTTCGCGCGAAAATTGGAGACGAGGCACCTTATATGCCGGTTTTGAGGACGCGCGCAGCATGGATTCGTTGAAGGTAGGGGACTCTAAAAGGGCTTCGAGTGATTCGGGTTGGGAGGAGTCCCATGTACGGGATGAGGTTTCGAGTTCGAGTCCTTCTTGGCGTCCATTTAAACCGGTTTGAGGATCTTTGCCCCATAATATATATTTACCCATCATGTCGAGTTCTTCTTCATTGGGCGTATAAGTTATAGTTTTAAGGTAGGAGCTTACGAATTGGTTACGTTCAGGACGAGTCTGTAAGTTCCAGTCGAGTTTTAGTCTGCTCATTTTTAGGTATATATTGTACTCCTAAGTCTATTTTCTGAATTTATTATACACAAATTTGGGGGAGAATGCAAATTTTCGGGCAAGCAGGTTTATAAGTAGAGCATATAGGATGAAATTTTAGGCGAGGGATATAAAATGAAAATTTTATTTCGATGGGAATTGTTTCCAGGGCAATTTCCAATTTTTACCAGTATTTCCAAAAATCCCAAAATACACCCCCCTAGTTTTGGAAAATCTTGGAAGCATCACTTTGTTACTTCCATATATTGGAAATGATGCTGCTGAAGCAGTACCCTCCCCTCGCGCCCGCCCTCTCAAAGATATAGAAGCTAAAAAAGGAAGGATTTCCAAATCCTTCCAGCAGTCCACTTGTTAAATTTTTAACGATGTCTTCTTTGCACCACTTGCACCACTACAAGCGCAATTAAAGCAACACAAAGCGCAATTAAAAGCCCAATCACGAAGACTTTGGTAGAAATTTCCATTGACTCCACGAACGCGCCGAGCATAGCAAGAATGGTAAATATTGCCACTACAACCAATATACGAGATAAGAATGATTTCACTTTTCAAGCCCTCTCTTTTCTTTTATTACTATAAGTATAACATAGTTTTAAAACTATTTCAAGTTTTAGTTATTGATATACTTTAAGATTGAAACAAGTTCGGTTGCATTGTACGCAAGGTTAGCGCGACGATTGCACCATTCAAGACGGTTCGCATATTCGTCATCGAATAAGATACCCTCTCTGCCATTGCCTTTCGGTGTGCCGTAAGGTATAATGTCAATGTGAGTAAAGTTTACGCTTGCGAGGTGTTTACGAAGCCATTTGATTTTTGCTTTTGCAACTTCGGCATTGTATTTTGCATTTCCATTTTTTGCCGTCCAAGATACAATATTTATTTCGTATCCCTTGCGATTTGCATTGTTGAGAAGTCTTGCGAGAGATTGAAGATTGATAAGTCCTTTTGCTTCGGTATAAGGGCGAACCCTCTCGGCGTTCAGGTCTTCAAGCCAGCCGTTGACCGCGTAAAGGTCTGCTATCGTTCCGTCCATATCTAACCATATTGCCTTTATCATTGTTGTTACCTCTCTTTCTATATATAGTATATCACAAGTAAAGATATATGTCAAGGATATAATACAATGTTCATAAATTGTTTACAATTGCGCACCCGGGCGCAACCGACTTTGTTAAATATTTAACAATCACTTTAGTATGGTAAAGTACTAATATAATAATATTTTAATATGGTAAAGTATTACTATAAAAGAAAAGTTCAAGCCACGCAGGACTTGAACCATTCTCTCATCTGTTTGCTCTCGCACTTACAACGGACTTTCATTCCACCGCCGTTCTTATCGCTTTCTCTTTCGAGATTACCGAACACTCTCAAGAAGTTGGCGAACTCTGTCAAGGTCATTATGTAGGCGGTCAGGTCATTCGTTACATAAGCGACTTGTGTGCTTGCCGTGCGCGCCGTATAATCGTTGATTTTTTCTTCAAGCGTTTCGCCGTAGTTAAGTCTTGCACTCACAAGAGTAAATCTTTCGCTTTTTACACTCATTTTCAAGGATTTGATATCACTGTCTATGTCGAACGGAACACTGTCTTTTGCGTGTTCGGTTTCGCCCGCGATTTGAAGAGCGACAAGGCGTTCTTTCCATTCGCCTTTATTTTCGTTTGCGTATCTTTCCATATATTTCATCTGAATTGCTTTCATTGTGATTCCCTCTCTTTCTTTCTGTATATAGTATATCATACTACCGGTATTTTGTCAAGAGAAAATCAAAAAGTTTTTATTGTCAATATATACAAAATTAGAGGTGAGATTTTGTGCATATTGACTAGTTGGACCCGGGTGCAAGACGAAACCGACTTTGTTAAATTTTTAACAAGGGCACTCCGACCCGGGTCAAAATACCCGGGCGCGAAAAAGCGGATTATTAGTCCGCTTTTACAATTCGAGACCTATTCCGTTGAACACACTCCAGCCTTCTCCGATGGTGTAGAGATAAAGAACTTCGCCAGTCAAACCATCAATCATTATAACTTCTTTTGCATCCTCGGCAGCGGTAAAAGCCTTAAAGTAGAAAATTGCGAGTTCCTTATCTATAACTCTTTTAATAACTTCTTTACCCTCATAAGTTTTTACTGAAATCTGAAACATATCTTTTAACCTCTCTTTCTTGTACATTTATATTATACTATAAAAGAAAACAAAAATCAAGCACTATAAGAATTGTTTACAAAATGTTCACACTTCCGCGCCGAGTACCCGGGTCAAAATACCCGGGCATAAGGGTAGTTCTTATGGTAAAAATTGGGAATATGTATGAGTTCCATAAAATAATTATTTTACGGAATTCATCGCGCAAAAGAAAACGCGCGCAGAAGCGCACGCTTTCTCTATTGGTATTTATTTCCAGCCTTCCATCCATCCACTATATCTAACGGAAATAATTTCATCGTCTTTGATGTCTTCAGTGCCTTTACTGTCGAAAATTATTGAGCAAATGTCACCGATTTCCCAATCTTCGCCACTCTCTTCAAGATAGAATTGCCAAAGATTACCATTAAAATCTCTTACTGTTACAAGGTCATTTGCTTCGTGGATTTCTTCGACGATTGTAGCGAGCGGATAAAGATTATTGAGCATTTTGTCATTATCTTTTTCAAACTTTATTATTGTAATGACTGTTCCAATAAAGACGGCAAGTATTAAGACAAATGCAATAATAAGCGCGATACTTTGTTGCTTGTTTAACATTGTTTTGCTCTCCTTTTTTTAGTAAATACGAATTACCTTTTCGACTTCACGACCGTCTTCATCTATAACCATATCAAACTCCGCGTCGGCGGTGAGCCAAAGGTCTTCATTCTTATAATCCCAGCCTTCATTCGCGGTATAGTCATCATAGACTGTCACGCGCAAGTCGCCGTATTTTGCCTTGAGTGCTTCGAGCTTTTTAATCATTTCACTAATGGTCATTTTGTTTACCTCTCTTTTCTTCTGTGATTATATTATATCACATAAAAAGTTAAAAATCAAGCATTATCAAAATTGTTTACAAAATGTTCACATTTTCGCGCCGGGTCGCGCGACCCGGGTACGGACCCGGGTCTGGGATTCACCCGGGTCCGCGCTTTAGCGTGGTAAAGTGCTAAAGTGGCGCAGCCTGCGCGCCTATAAAAAGCGGTTAGCCTACGCTAACCGCCTATATAATCGCGCTCGCGCCGAGGTAAAGCGTTTGCGCGCTGTCTGGTAAAGGTTGGAAGGCAGATTTTTAATCTGCCTTCGCTACGCGTTCAGCCTTCATCTTGGCTTTGGCTTCGCGCTGTGCCTTATCGCGCGCTATCTTGCGCGCCTTTGCCTCTGCGCTTTTCTGCGCTTTTTCGGCTTTTTCCGCGACCTTCATCGCGTAACTGTCCGCGACGGAATAACCGTCATAGACATCGCCCTCACGCGAACCCGTAGGGACTTTGAAGGTGAGAACGACAAATTCATCGTTGCCTTCATCATCGACACAAGGGAGCGCGATTTCGTTCGAGTTAGTCACAAGGACTTCCTCGCCCTGCCCTTCAAGGTAGGAGCGCACCGCGTTCATATAACGCGCGCGGAGAGTTTCGTGGAGAGCCTTTTTAGAAGTTGCCATAGAGAACACCTCACTTTTCTTTTACTGTAATAATTATAGCACAAAAGTTTTAATTTGTCAAGTACTTTTTCTCAATTTCTATAATTATTATATCATAATTTTTTAAAAATTGCAAATTTGTTAAAATTTTCCAGTGCCCGGGTACGTGTAGATTTTAAATCTACACGTATAACATTATGAGAAAATAGACATTCAAGGCAACATTTGCCAAGTGCATTATCAACCCATTGATGTGCCTATCTACGGTTATATCCTTAATGATACCGATAAGAGCAACGGCAAGACCAAACCAAGCAATAGACAAGCCGTAAATCATAATCAGTATGACATTAATTACAGTTATAAACGCGCGCAAGTCATTCCATTCAAAAGTATATGCTTCGTGAATACGGAAAAATTTCTTCATTAATTTTTACCCCTTTCTTTTGGTATATATATTATAATATACAGATATGAACTAGATATGAACGAAATGTAAACATTTTTCGCGCCCGGGCGCGCCTTGCAGTCAGGTCAGCGACCGCAAGACCGCAAGGAGATTTTTTTCATCGTAGGCTTTCCCTCTCCATTCAAGGCGATTGTTCAATTCGTCATCGAACAGAATGTCGTTTACAGAGTGGGCAAAAGTGCTTTTCGGCGTGCCATAATGGGCGATATGAATTTCATTAAAGGTAACGGACGGAAGGTGCTTTTTCAACCACTTTACTTTAGTAGTATGTACCATTTTATCATAAGAGTCGGACGCATTTTTGCTTCCCCAACTGATAATGCCGATATTATAACCATTTTTCTGTAATTTTTTCAAAATTTTTGCAAAATGTGCAAAATTTACAAGAGGTTTTGCAATTTTATAGGGACGAGGATTTTCTGCCCTTAATTCTGTAAGCCAATTTTCATAACCATAAAGATTGGCGATTGTTCCATCCATATCAAAGAATATTGTAGCCATTCATTTAAACCCCTTTCTTTTTCTATAATAATTATACTATATTTTTTGAAAAAAGTCAAGAAAAATTTTCGATTGTTTACAATTTGTTCATAAATTCGCGCGGGGTACCCGGGTGTTATACACCCGGGCGCCGCTTTAACGCATTAAAGCGTTAAAGCGGTGGTTGAGCGGTCACTCCGTTATGGAGTAACCGTTTACCTTGCCCTTGCCTTTGACCTTGACATCAGAGGTTACGAGCAGACCTTCCTTTTTCAACTGCGTAGCAAGCGCGGAAGCCTTTGCGGTAGTGATACCGAGTTCGGTTGCGAGCGTGGAAGCGGTAGTCTGTCCGTGTTCACGGAGATACGCGACGATTGCTTCCTTGATAGGAGCATTTGCGATTGCCGTCTTGCTCGGCTTACTTGCGCGCGAAGTGTTGCGCTTGTCGAGTTTTGCGATGGCGGCGGCGGCGAAATCTTTGAGTTCGTCGGATACTGCGCTTTCGGTGATGGCGGTGAAAAATTCGCGATTAGTCATAATAGACCTCTTTCTCCCACTCTTTCGCGGTGGGCGCGTAGTTTTATTTTCGAGAGGGATTACTTACTTCCCTCATCGTGTCTATATTATATCACACTTTTAAATGTTTGTCAAGGGGTTTTTGAAAAGTTTTTCAAAAATTTTTTCAAGTCTCGATTTCATCAAGCAGTTACCGCGGAGTTTGCTCTTCTCTTTTTCCCTTGCCCCTTGACATTATTAATTATACCATAAGGCGCGTAAAATTACAATAGGCAAATTGCACAAAGATTCATATCTTTAATTATTAATATTGTGCAAAATGACGGACGCCCGGGCAGGTGGTAATTTTTACCAATAGACTTAAACAAAAAAGCGCAAAGACATAACCTTATGGCTTATCTTTGCGCTTTTAGTCGATTTTTTGTTATTGACTTTGATAGTGTAACCCCGCACAAAGTCTTCTCTGCAAATCGTAAACAGATGTAGAAGTAAGGGGGCAATTCCTACTGATTTCTACTCCGCAAGAAACAACATTTAAGCCAAGCAAACAAATCCGCGCCCATTTTACAATTCTTTTTTTAGTTTTTCGATAACTTAGGGGAAAGAAACAAATGAGAGACCTAAGACCCTATAAACGCCACTTACATCACTTTTTTATAGTCGAGAGTTTAACAAGCAGTAGATATTCTCTCCGTAGTCTATAAGGTAAATGCGCACTTCCCTTTCGACATTATTATTATATCACTCTTATAAGAAAATTACAATAGGCAAAATAAATAAAATAAAATGAAAATTTGGTATACATTTTGTATATTTTGACGGTGCCCGGGCGAAAACCCACCTAATAGGTAGGTTTTACTTGAATGCTCTCCACTCTATTTCTTCGCGTTTAATCTCATACTCACACGGCGGCATAGATTGAAGCGTACAAGATGGAGTGTCATCATCTGAAAGGCGCAATGGACACGTTTTACAACTATTGTGAGTTCTGCAAGTCGTTTTAATACAATCAAGTGCCTCAAGCAATATTTCTCTGTCTGTCATTTTTTACTCCTCTGTATTAAAATATTTTTCTTCAAATTGTTTTATTTCTTTTGCTTCTTCTTCGGTGAAAAGACCTATCGCAAGAGCAAAATCAAGGTATTGTAAGATTGTACAAAAAATTTCATTTTTAGTCATTTTATCTTTCCTTTCTGTTTTCTTGATGTATATATTATATCATATAAAAATAATTTTGTCAAGTAGTAAAATTGTAAATAAATTATGAACGTCCACCGGGGCGAATACCTACCAAGATGGTAGGCTATCTGCCATTTGTTGCCATTTCATCTTTCTGCGGAGGGAAGCCAACTTTTGTTTCCATACAAAACTTCCAAGGGTCTTTATCCTCATCTACTGCATATTCATCAGATTCGGTGTTTTGCATCCAAAAATCGGGGTCTGCTTCCGCAGGTTGGACAAAATCACTTTGAGAAAACTCATACAAGGCATTGCTAACATTTTTCGCGGCTTTATGAATTTCTGGATTGCTTGCGTTGACTTCAATAGTAGTAAAGAGTTCCATTGCTCTACGGATAATATCGAGTTCATTTTCAGAAAGATAAAGCGTTTCAGATTTTACAAAGTTCATTCTTTTTAATTCCTTTCTATTTCTATAATAATTATAGTATATTTCTTTAAAGAAGTCAATAGTTATTTAAAATGTTTACAAAATGTTCACATTTCCGCGCCCGGGCAAATACCTACTTTTTTAGTAGGTATCCAATCCTTCGGCGTCGGCTTCTTCGCGCGTCACTTCACGCAAGAAAATAGCATTATCAAACCATTCACTTGCAAGGCTTATTGCTTCCACTTTGTCTATTGCTTCGACGAAAAATTCTTCTCCACTATCACGGTCGACAAATTTAAAAGTTTTTTCTATTGTCATTTTTAATTTCTCCCTTTATTTTATTTCTTATAGGACTTCTCTTGTTAAAACATAACCATTATATAGTTCTGCTTGTTTCTTCGCATCTGCGTAATGATAATAAACATTATTTACTGTCCATGCCTCTTCATAACCATCATAATAAAATACAATATAAACATTCATTTTTTTTATTCCTCATCTTCTTCTACTTCGCAATCATCATAATAACATCTTGCAACAGGATAACGCATATCTGCTTCAAAATGTCCATATGCTTGGTCAATAGCCATATCTTCAAGGTCACTTTCGGGTAGGTCTTCTTCGTCTTCGGTATCGACTTCAACGTGATAGGTATAATTCTGTGTAAAAGTTACTACATATTTCTTTTTCATTATATTTTATTTCCTTTCATTTGTTATATTTATTATACTACATAATCAAATATTTGTCAATAGAAAAATTGTAAACAATTTATGAACAGTGCCCGGGCAACGACTGGAAAATTATTCCAGTCGAGGGTCTCCGAGGTCTGGCGCGAGATATTTTTCAAGCAACCGTGCAAGAAGGCAATGAGATTGTACAAAGTCGATTGCCCATTCGGTGGCGTGCCATTCTTCGGGGAGGTCAAAATACATTTTTGCAAGTTCGGGATTTGCCTGTGCTTCTTCTCTTGAATATATTGAGCAAACGATTTTAATAAATTCAGTCTGTTCGGTTCTTCTAACAAAATCAAGTGTAAAATAATGTCCTATTTCGTGGAGAAGTGTCCAAACCGAAAAAGGTACTGTTAAAACTTCCCCACATTCGTGACTATGTTCAAGATGATAAAGAAAACCGCCGTCAGTGTCGGGACTTACATCTTCAAAGTCAAAATTAACTTTATGTTCATCTTCATCATACCAATTACCGTTTCCCTTTTTAAAGGTCACGCGCAATTCGGGAGCGATTGAGCGCACAATACGACGGATTTTTCTTTTATTCATAGGTTTTATATTTCCTTTCAAGTTTTAGTTTTCTCTCTTTCTGTATTTATTATATCATAATTAAAAAGAATTGTCAATAGTTTTTATAGAAAACTTTTTACCAATTTTTACCTGCGCGCACCGGGCGCACCCGGGCGCGGACTGGTAGAATTTTACATTTCTACCAGTTCTGCGAAAACTTCGGTGAGTTCCATTTCTTTCCTTTTTCTCTGCGGAATGAGCCAGCAAGCGGAATAAATGCGGTCATCATACTCTTTTCCACTATTTACCACTTCAAGGAAAATTTCGGTTTCAATTTCAACATCTTCCAAACCCGTATGACTTTCTATAAAGTTTATATTTTTCGTTATATATTTATAGGCAGTTTCGGCAGAGGTGGAAATATTTCCCTTTTCACTCATAAGTCCGTTATCAAGGGCAAAGCGGACAAAATGTTCGGTATTAAGAATAGAAGAACAAGCCATATTCCAAATATCAAAATATTTCGTACCATAAGGGAAAAACCATTTTACAAGTGAAGCGGTGATATAATTTATATCGTTTCGTGTTGCTCTGCGGTCAAACCCCATATTATACGCGCCGACTTTTTCGACTTTGTAGTTCTTCATATCTGCGCTTATTTGTTTGCGAATGTTACAAATTACCTTAATTTCGCGCTTGCCGTTTTTGATTTCTTTCCAATAAGTGGGAATTTTTTCAGCATAGTAAGCACTCGACATTAACTCTTTATCAAAAAAAATTTCAGCGACCACAAAAGAACGCTTTACCAAAATTTGGCTATTTTCTACATTTACGATTGCGTATCCTATATCATAAGGAAGTGGTTGCTCTATCGTGTTTGCGGTTTCGGTATCAATAATCAGTACATTCATTTTTTTAGTTCCTTTCCTCAACTGACATTAATATTATACTACTATAAGAGAAAAAAGTCAATAGGGCAATTTGCACAAATTTTTGTATAGTTTTTTGTGCATATTGCTTCGCGCCCGGGTGAAAACCCACCAAGATGGTAGGTTTTAGTTTTCTTCAATCTCATCAACGAAAACGTCACGAAAGCCGACAAACTTGTAAACTTGCTCCCATTGAAGTTGTTTACCGCATTTACGGCAGACGCCCACACATTTTTCGACTAATGCGTTTTCACCCTCAATCATCGCGCCCTCAAGGTCGTAAATGTCCTCGGAATGAATGCGGTCGCTACCGCAGTTGGGGCATTTAAGGTCAGGATATAACTTTCTTTTCATTTTTTTATTTCCTTTCTTTGATTTTGTTTTTTATAAGACTTCCCTTGTTAAAACATAACCGTTATAGAGTTCTGCTTGCTTCTTTGCGTCTGCATAATTATAATAAACATTATTCACTAACCACGCTTCTTCATATCCATCATAATAAAATACAATATAAACATTCATTTTTTATCTCCTTTTTTCTTTTGTAATAATATTATAGCACATTCTTTTAAATTTGTCAATACTCTAAATTGTAAATAAATTATGAACAGGTTGCACCCGGGCGCATTCACAATTTGTTTACAAATTTCTTCTTGACAATTCCAAAGGAATGTGATATAATAAATACATCAAAAGAAAGGAATTTAAAAAAATGACTTGTGCAGAAATTTATAAAATGATAACCGAACACACTGACTACTTATCTGTTTTTATTTGCGCCAGAAATTGGGCAAACACAGATGAGGGCATACTGATTGCCGATAATATGGAAAAAGATATTTTCTATCGCCTTTTTGGAGATAAAATCCCCACCGATTGGCACCTTTGTTGCAACAATGACACTGGTTGGGTTGAGTTGGGCTTTCTTTTCTAAAATCTACCTTAAGGGTAGGTTTTGCCCGGGCGCCAGCGTTCATAAATTGTTTACAAATTCCCTCTTGACAAAATCTCTAATCTATGATATAATAAGTACAAACGAAAGAGAGGTAAACCCTATGACCAACAAAAAGTTCGATCCTATTCGTTCCACCCTTATGCAGACAGTATCCGATTTTCTCACCGAGAAAGGCGAAGAGGTCTTGCGCACCAATTCCAATGAGGTGTGTATGCCTATCGTGTCCGCCGACGGCGACGAAGCATTCCTTGTCTTAACTTTTAAAGTCCCGACAGGAAGCCGAGATGGTGACCCTTATGATGGTTATGCCATCGCCGCCGATTATAAGGCAAAGTGCCTTGCCAATGCGGAAAAGGCACAGAAAAAGGCGATTGCCAAAGCGCAGAAAATCGAGCGTGACCGCAAGATTCGAGAAGCCAAAGCAAAAGCCAAAGCCGAAAGAGAGAAAACCCAGTAAACTACTGGGTTTTTCTCATGCCCGGGTATTAATTCGAGGCATTTCTACCCGGGTACTTCCACCCGGGGCGTGACAGACCGGGCGCTTCCAAATTTTACCAATACTGTCAAATTCTGATGGCTTCCAAAATTTTCCAACGACCCCCAAATTTTACCATTTTAAAAAATTTCAGGCAGCTGTAAATTTTCAGGCAGCTGCAAACTCTATGAGCTGGAAAAATTTTCCAGGAGCTCCAAATTCTGGCAGCTGCAACTTGCTTATCAGCTGCGCCAGGCAGCTGGAAATTTGAAATGCGCGCAAAATTATGCTATATTTTATACCATAAATTTAAAAGAAAATCAAATTTTAAGCGCATCTAAAAAAGAGGCTGGCGCGAAAGACGCCAGCTTCTAATCCATATTTACTCAGGCAAGAGCGTATCCAACCTGCTTGCCCTTACCAGTAACCTTAACCTGAGTCTTAACAAGAGTGCCATCCTCAACCAGACCCTTAAGGAGAGAGGGCATCGCCTGAGGCTTAATCTCTACGCCAGCCTCTGCAATCAGAGTGGTCGCAGTCTTAGGCTCAGCGGTCATCACATTCATAATTGCCTCACGAATGGGCGCGCGAGTAGCTTCCTTCTCAGCGGCTTTCTTCGCGGAAGCCTCTCTGCGCTTACCATTAGTTGCATCGAGCTTCTCGATAGCAGCCTCAGCAAAAGCAGTAAGTTCGTCGTTCAGATTTGCGTTTACGATAGCGGTGTAGAATTCTCTGTTGGTCATTTTGTTTTCTCCATTCTCGTGTAGGTCACGACCCTTAGTTTAATTTATTTTTATGGGAGAGGGTTTAGGATTTCCCTCTCTCTTTCTTACATATATATTATATCATAGTTTTAAAACTTTTGCAAATTTTTAGATGATATCGTCCGTTGTAGGATGCGCGCTACATTCACGTCCATAATAGACATACTGGCTGGGATCCAACCTCCAAGAGGGCGCATCTTCGTCTTCAGTCCAATACTTGGTGTCTGCGGCTTCTTCGCACATATCTTCCAAAAGCTGGAAAAATCTCAGAGCCTGCGCGGCATTCTCTTTCTCGCGCGCTGCTTCTTCAAGCTCGTCATTACATTCGCGTACTCTTTCCATTTTTTCTTCAAGCGGATTCTGCGCACGTTCTATAAAAGAAAGATATTCATGAATTGTTTGAGCTTGTCTTTCATAGAAATGAATGTCTTGTCGCGCGGCTTCTATCCATGCGCGCAAAGTATCTTTTGAAAGCGGTTTAATATGCCCATAAGGCGCGCCCTGTACAAATTCTGCTACTTTTGAAGAACTAATATAGGTAGCGATAGGAAGAAACTCATTCTGCGGTGTTTTTATGAAGAACTGAGTATATTGAGCCATTTATTTTTATTCCCTTTCTTCTTTTCTATATATATTATATCATAGTTTTCAGGTTTTTGCAAAATTTTTAGGATTTTTTTCGATTTTTTTTGAAATTTTTGGAATTTTTTCAATTTTTTTTCGAATTATTTTTGGATTTTTTTGGGATTTTTTGAATTTTTTCTGGCTTTGAAAAAATTTTTTCAGAAAATTTGCTTAATGAGAAAATATGCGCCAGAGCTCATACAACCTTTTCCCAAAATTCAAGAAGTCATTTCACAAAGTCCCAAAATTAAGCCAGTCAAACCCCAAATCCCGTGCGCGCATAGACCCCAATTCTTGTACGAAAAGACCGCCGACGTCAAGGATGGGCTCCCGAAAGCAAAACGCCAATTCACATTATAAGCCGGCTTAGGCGCCAGCGTAGCCTTTTGTCCGCTGGGACCCGTCTACTTCACTCCCTTATAAGTTATACTTATAAGCTGGCATATATGCTGGCTTCGACTTCCTTCTTATGCCTTTTCCCTACGCCTTTTTCTTCTACGCCTTTCTTTTCGGTCTTCGACCTAGCTAGCTTTCAGGGCGCGCGAGACTCTTTTCACTACTTTAGCTTCGATTTTCCCCTATAATATTTTACTTATAAGCTGGCTTATAAGTTTTCGCTTATAAGTTTTCGCTTCTATTTCCCCTTACGGGTTCTGCTTAGCTGTTTCCGCTGGCGAGATCCCAACTCGCGCTTCGCGCTCGTAGCGATTCGCCGCTCAGCCAAATTTTAGATTCTTTGAGGAAGCCATTTGGATGGGACTGGCTTTTATTATTATATATATTTTTCTGCTTACATTATAAATGTAAACTTTCGTTTTTATTTCTCGAAAATTTTTAGTACCAAAGTTAAAATTTTTCGTCTATAATTACATATCCGCGTTCATATTCCCATTCAAGGCGCGCGGGTGTAAAAATCATAATGAATCCGAAGGTTTCATCAAATCTTGAGATTGCATTGGTCTTTTTAAATTCTTCCCATTTTACTGAAAGTGAGGAATTATATCCTTCCCAAGATGTGTAGGAATCCCATAAATAGAGTTGCGCCTCTTCAAGAGTTTTGAAGATACGATTTGGACAAGGGTCTCTATTTTCTTTATCAAAGATTACTACACCATATAAGTAGGCATTCTTTTCTTGCTTACTTGGCGCGCGAAGGGTATTTTCATTTGAATTAGTTGATGTATTCACGAGTATAGTCACCTGCCTTAAAGTTGTCGATGCGCGCAAGCCATATTTTTCCTGTATTACATTCATAAACATAACTCAGAGATGGGCTTGCGACCATTACTATTGTTGGATTTTCTTCTGTTGTACCTTGGCGCACTGCTTGAATGTTGCAATCTCCTTTTACGGCGCGCAAGGCTTCAAATGCTTTCATCATTATATCGAGAGTCATTCGCATTAAATTTAGCCCTCCCAAACGCCAGACTCTTCCCAGTCGCTCACTTTCTTAAACATATGAGTGGTGCAGCAAGGATACTCGTCTAGCCAATGAAGAGAAATATCAGAAATCTCTTTAAGACCATAAGTATCTATGATGTGATCCATTACAGCATTAAGGTCTTCACCCTGCGCCACACCATATTCGGTCTCATCTTTCTCACTGAAATCACTATAAAAAGTTACTTTATAACCAAACCAATCCATAATAGTTCTCCTTTCTTTTATATTTATTATATCATAGCTTTAAATAAAATGCAAATATTTCTAGAAAAATTTTTGACTACCAAGTCAGGTCATCAAAGAAATCTTCTGGCAATGCAAAATCGTCCCCTTCTCCTCCGAATTTAGCATCGCGCGCAATCGAAGGAGGTAAATGAGCAGAATCTGGAAGCTCATCAAATAAAGGGACTCGGTATTTTTCTTCAGTTGCATTAAATCCACAATTCTTTGTATCTTTATTATAGAAATCACATTCTATATTTGTACAAAAATGTGGGTCATTAAATTGAGATATAGGACAAAGCTTTCTCATTCATAATCACCAAAATAATTTTCAGTTTCGACATGAATAATTGCCTGCCCAGGACCAATCATCTGCGCGCTGATGTTGGCGATTGGCGTAGTGTTGCGCCAAAGAGTCGCAAATTGAGCACGATTAATTTCAATGGCGCGCAATTCTTCGTCTGGATCAAGACTTTTATTAGAAATTTCTTTACTCCAAACACAAACATTATCAATATACACTCCTATAATACCAAAAGGACGCATATATGTCAAAGCTTCAGCAACTGTAAGTTTAGTCTTTTTTAACTGCATTTTTAACCAACCTTTTAATCGGATCTTCTTTTGGAAGTAGAAGACTTTTTATTGCACAGCATTGATTTTCTTCGTCCCAAAGAGCGCATTCTTCTTTTCTGCAAGCCCTCTCTATCATATTACGAAATGACATAAATGGACAAATCATTATCTACTCCTCTTAATTTCTTTTACAATTTTTATTACGCTTTCTTCCGCGCGCAGGTGTAATTTTGTATCATCACAGACATCATCCCAATATAGGTCGTGCGCGGTAATGTGCGCAGGAAGTTTAAATAAAGGTTTATCACCCGCTAAACTCCAACCCCACATTCGATGAAAAGTACAGCCTTTATAGGACATAAATTCTGTGTCTTCTTCAATGTATCCATCAAAAATTGTGATGCGCCCGTCATGAAATCCAAGCAACTCAGAAAGAGTTTTATCATAGGGAGAAGCAACTTTTTCACCATACATTTTTTCATATTCAGACCGCGTATAATAACGTACTTCTTTAGTTGTATGATCAGGCTTTTCAATTAGAATATAAGCACGCCCATTCTTCTTATATGGCTCCCCGATTAGAGGAAATTTTTGATATGTTTTCGCTACCATAAGTTCTCCATTCTCAAAATAAAATCTACACTGTATATACTAATAATTTATAATGGTCATACAACCTCTTAGAGCATCTCTAAGCATTCCTTATATTTCGCTTGGCAGTCTGCAAGTACAGTTTCCAAACTCACAGGTTTATTATTATGGCTATCCAAACCAACATGATACATATATGGGCGATCTTCAAAGAAATTAGTAAGTTGATGTGTATGCCCATAAAGATTTATAAGTGTTTTGCTAAGCGACTCATGCTCAAGATTACCTGTATAAGTAGGATAATGTGAAAGGTAAAAATGATATTTGTTCCAATCAAGTTTATATGCTAACTCGACATCTACTATATTATACACATGAGAATAAAGCTCTGCGCGAGTAGCAGTATCATGGTTTCCTAGCGCGATATGGATACGTCCTTGCAGTTGTTTTAGACACTTCAGACCTGACTCATTATCCTTTAGCATAATATCACCCAAAAGGTAAACATCATCATCCCATGAAACGCACTGGTTCCAATTTTTTATAATTGTCTGATTCATTTCATCTACCGACTGAAAACCACGTTTCTTCCAAATAAACTCACGATCGTGGCAGAAATGGGTATCGCTAGTTAACCAAATCATTTTTATCTCCTTTCGTACTTCTTATACATACAATAAAATATTAAAATTAAAATTAACTCAATCATTTTTCATCAACCAATTAAACCAATGCGCCATTATCGGATGAGTAAAGATCCAGTCCAGCATCCACTCGGTCGCCGCAGCCTCTTTGGGCAACTTATAATACTCATTTATAAGATGCGGCGCCGAATGATATACTGTATCCAAATCTATGAGAGAAAGAACAACACGCTTCTCAATATCTTCTTCACCTTCAAAAGCATCAGCATTATTGAAAGTGAAATAATGCCCAATTTCGTGCATTATAGCAACAAAATCAAAGTTAAAATTATGCTCGTAAAGATCAAAACCCCAGTCTTCACGAATTGCGCGATAGTATTCATGAATAATATTACTTCCAAAATCATAACCAATCGTAAAAGTTTTTGTGCGATCATTATAACAAGTTGCTTCATCCAAATCTACAACAATGGCACACTCGGGCGCGAAGTGATTTACGACGTGTTTAAGTTTTGCTATCGCTATTTTAACTTTGATATTCATAGGTTTATTCTATCCTTTCGTTCACCGTATCCATTAAATTTAGTATTGTTTTTAACTTATTGAATTGCTCTTCCAAATCTTTTCTGTCTATAACTACATAGTCGTCTGTAGCCCACTCAAACCACTTATAATATTCACCTGTATCAGAATCTTTTACTATAGGTAAGCCCATCATTCCATTCCAATTACTAAAATCATTAAAGACTTTTATATCCTGTTTAGTGGGACAGTAAACATACATAATGTGGTCCAAATCATTCTGCCAATCTTGAATGAGATGAAGGTTTTCATCATATGCGAGAATTGTTGCTTCTTTACTCTTCTGTTCTAATTCATATTTTTTACATTCGTCTTCATTCTCAAATCGAGTTCCATCATCTGCATAATAAATAATTTCAGTTCTCATCGCCAAAAGTCTCCTTTATAAAATCATTAAACCTTTCTTCAAATTCTTTTTCTTCCAAATAAAAGGGATCTCGACCATACCACGATAAAAAATTTATTAAAAGTTGTCCAAATCTCCAATCAGGACAATTAGACTGCCACTGCTTTGCTAGTCTTTCCATAAAAGGAAGTATTCTTGACTCATCTCTCATATTTTAATACCTCTTTTCTTTCTCTATATATATTATATCATAAATTTCAAAAAAAATCAAATAAGGATAGTGTTAACTATCCTCATTTTTATAACATATATGTATATAGTCCCATAATTCTTTTGGTGTGCGTAAAGGAATATCTTTTCCATCAAATCGAACCATGCCTGGCTTCCATTTGCGCCCAAAATCTAATTCATAAATGAAATAGTCCAAATCGCTTCCTGCTACTGGATCTTCAGGTAGCTCGCATAAAGAAGAAAACAAAGCATAATATTCAGAAATCCAGTTTGAAGGAACCCATTCACAGATATCTAATGCTTTAATAACTTGAGCTTCTTGTTTATACATTTTCTCTAAAGTACAAACACCATTTATAAATTCTTCTTCTGTTAATCTCATTTTATTTTACTCCTTAGAGTCTGAAGCGTAATGTGCATCTACCTTCCCATCAATAGTATGCTTTATGATGCCATCCCATCCTTCCGCGAAGGTAGGATATTCAAGTTTATGCTGTTGACGAATAATAACAGAAGCTGGAACTTTTCTCGCGCGCCAAGACTGACGATTGATTGCATCTTCTGCTGAAATAGGAAAATAATGTAACACCTTTAAATACGCATCCTCTTTACCAGATCGCTTCAATTCACGGAGTATCTGCTTGCGCGCGATGCGAGTAAGATTGGTTGCATCAAAAATTACATTTTCTTCATTTGAAAAAGCTTTCTGTAACTGATTATGCGCTATACCCCATACCTCTTTATCTTTGGACTGGTCAGCAGCATCACCAGTCAACTGTTCACGTAACTGATCCGGACAAATGATTATACAATCATCTGCCTCAGCTAACTTAAATGCCAGTGTAGATTTTCCAGCTCCAGCAATTCCGCACATACAATGAAATAAGCTCATTTTTTAATCCTTTCCATGATATTTTAGAAGAAATTCATTAGATACTGCCTTAAAGGACTGTACGCCATCTACTGAACGGAATACAATGCCCTCACGCATACCACCGTCTATCATTGACCAACCTGATGCAAGCTTTAAGGTCTCCTCACAAGTTTTAGGAAGTGGCGCGCAACCAAGAACCGGCACGAAAGGCACATGCATCTTATCACACAAATCTTTACCGACATAAGGGTTTGCACGAGTTACAGTACCATCTTTGCGCCCAACAATGACATTAAAGATTGCAATATCATAATCTTTCATGCCATAATCACGCTTCTGAATACCAGCACCATAAATCTCGCCTTGAAGTGTCACAAAATCAACTGGCGCGCAATCTGTAAACTTATCAAAGTAATCACGAAGCCAAAGCAGATGAAACTTCATATCATAACGTTCACTAATTTTTGTATAGACATTCTCGTCATAGAAACACTCCTGCTTATTAGGAGTAAAACATACATTACGCGAACATACACGGTAATCACGCCCGCGCAGAGTATAAGTAGCAGAAGTGCCATCAATCTTCTCGGTCATGATATAAGCATCATAAGTCGGATTTGTAAACAAGAACGGCATATTCTGTATACGCTCCTCATCAGTCTTCTGTACCCATACAGGCCATTGAGACTTCTGCACCGTACGATAGAAAATCGCGACAAGTATTCTTTTACCCCAATCACGACGTGCTAGCCATCTTACAAAACGTGTCTTGAACAATTTCGGATGACGAGCACCAATTGCAGCGAGCTTATTGCGTCCGCTAGATGACTTGCGTGTATTATCACTTGCGACGCAATAAGTGACATTCAACCGCTTAGTAAGGAAACGAGATTCGTCATTGATATCAATAACTTCATGCAATTTTGTATTATCATTAAGGCAAGCAACCTGATGACACTGCTCTGTTTGCCCTTCTTTAGTATAGGGCGCCCAACCAAATGCTGTTATGGGCATTAGCAATCCCTGTGAAATTTCACCACGGATTTTCTGCGATTTAATTTTATAATGTTTTGAAGCAAGAAAAGCCATATCAGTAAACGGCTTAACTTCTGGCAGTTTTGAATCAATCTCAAAATATACTGCTAAATCACTGATCTGAAATTCGCCTTTCCCAACCACACAATGCCAACCACCAACGTGCGCGCACTCAAGACGGTCAGCATCCATAGGGGTAATATTATCAACACGTACTAGGTAAGCTAGTTCACGCTCATTATTTTTATTTAACATATAGGTTCCTCCAATTTCAAATTTATTCCATGTTCAATACACCAAATATTGATTTGCTCATACTGCGCGCGGGTCAAATTTTTATACATTCCGTCTTTTGCATAATAATAATACATATTACTCGTAGTCAATTTAACCCAACCGCGCTCTATTAAAAATTCTTCCGCTTCACCTAAATCAAGATCATTACCATAAATAATTTCTGTGATATAGGTTGCTTCTAGTGCATGAGATTGACCTTCATACATCTGACCATCAGGCGCGCACCAAGTATTCCGTTCATTAGTGTCGCATTTAATTGGCATATAACCAGTCTTTTCATAAAGGTCATGCCAACTCTCATACTCTTCCAAAGGAGTGCTTTCAATTACGAAGCGAGGAATCTGAACATATCCATCATGGCAATTAAAGTACTTCCCTCTAAAAAACTCATAATATTTATTATCATATTTGATAAATTCCATATAAACCTCAGCATTGTTCAGTTTTAGTTCTTAATGGCTTTAAATTCTCTAAATCCAAAGTTTTTAGAGCTTTAACATCTGAAATAGTCGCATAACGCCCATTTGCAACCATCAAACTTTGAACTTCATTATTCATTTCAATAAGAAGTATAGTCTTACCGATTCCATAAGCATATCCAGCTTCCCAGTTAGTACCAGCAGTAGTTTGAGTACGACCATAGGATAATACAACAACTAAATCTGCTTGGTCTATATGCGTCACATCAGTAATAAATACCATCTGCGCCCATTCATCATTAGGATAATCCCAAGCATGAGGTATATGCATTTCCCAAGGGCAATAAACAGAACAACCTTTATCCTGTAAAATTTGTGCAACTTCATTTGCATTTTGACGCAATTTATCATTAGGAGCGCTCGTTCCAAAAGGTGCTGCTATATATACTCTCATTTTTATTCCTTTCTCTTTTCTATAATTATTATAACATAATTTTAATAAAAAATCAAATAAAAAAAGAGTAAATAATTACTCTTTTTCTTGTAGGCTTATTTTAATTGATTTAATCATAATATCTGTTTGTACTTTATCAAGAAGTTCATCAACATAAGGGTCGTTTTTATTATAGGGGCTATCTTTAGTAAAACGTTCACACATTTTGTCAATATGTTCGATTGACAGACTTGCTATTGTACGTGCTTTATCCCGATCATACATACCTAATTTTACTTGTATTAAGTATTCAGGATCACAAGGCTTTAAGCAGGCTTCATATGGTGCGCCGACTATATAGCGTTCAAGATAATCTTCCACGCGAAGCAGATGATGTAATTGTTTAGGATCATATCCATATTTAGCAAGCACTTTCACTTTTGATGGATAAGGATGCTCCATTGCGTGGTATTTCTCTAAAGCAACTCCTTTCATTGCTTTAATAGCACTATAAATATTATAATGCGCGACTGCTTCTCGATTTTTAACTAATCTATCCCAATCTTCTTTATAAAGAGGATTAATTATA